GGAATCTTATCTCGTACCAATTTGTTGTAAATTCTGTATTCTTTTTCTTTATCCATGTTGTTTTCCTCTACCTAAATTATACCACACCTTGTTATGAAAAATAATAAATAAGAATAGAGGTAATACACAATGATAGAAAAGCATCGCTTATATGAGCAACAATATTTACATAACATCGTAACGTCAGATTTGGCGTGGCATACATTGAATTATGGCTCCATAGCATGCCGTGCAAGTGGAAACTTTGACCCTACATGGATTGTTAACCCAGGTTGGTTAGAAGTCCTTCCTTGGAGAAAGGCTGTTTATTTGAAAAACCAAGGCGACACCAATGATAATTCCACAGACCTTTCACTTGAAGTGTATTTCAACAACTATACAATCAATAAATTCAAATCCGTAGGTTGTGCAACTCCTGCACTTGCCACTACAACTACTCATGGATTAGGTTATAACCCAACATCAGGATTATTTGTTCTCAATACGGGCGGCACGTTCACACCTGTTACGGGAAGAACTCCTAATCGCATGTATTTGGAACTGATGCCGTTTGGCCCACAAGATTCCAATATGTCTGACCATGCTTATCTATCAGCAGTATGCACGGATGTTACTCTCATAGGCGGTAATGTTTACAGTTTTGATATTGCTACTTTGGCCTTGCCATACACGGGTCCAGAGCAAGTGAAGCAAATGATAATCAGCAACCTGACTATTCCTAGAGCAAACAATGTAAGTTTTCATGCTCCTACATTTTATCAATACGAAGCAGTTACTCCTACAACTGAAAGAGGACTTATTTTAGATTTGGGTGAAACTTATTTTGCTGAATTGACATATGATATTTGCATTTGGTATCGTGCTATAGCAACAGCAGATATTGGGGCAACCTTAGTTCTTCAGCAATTGAGGTAACATGAAATTTAGAATGATGGAAAATGTCGGGCCTGTAGAATGGTGGGATAAAAACCTCGGTGTTTTAGAACAGTTAAAAATGGCAATAGCAAAATCAAACTTCAGGCAACTATGGAAAGAAAATGATAAAGAAGGTTTGTTTGAACTTTGTAATAAAATAAGAGAAAAAACAGGTGCGCCGCCGTATAGTTATGAAAAGTTTGATGATGGATGGCAATATAGAAGAGTTCTAGCAGATAAATTAAAAGATGCAAAAAACGAATTCTTAAATCTTGTTTTTGGATGGTGGTAATATGATACTTTCAGAAGGCGTAATTATTGCAACATTATTTACAATGGCTTTCACCACATTCATGCGGTGGTTGAAAGATAAGGTTATCAAAAATCCAAAAATCAAACTTTATATTCCAAACGGATTTTTACTTTCACTTATTTTTGGGTTGGCTTCCATACCTATCCTGATTCATTTCAATCTTTTAGGTGAACTGAAAGAACCTCTTTGGGAATTTCTAGGAGCCTGGATTGTGATTGTCGGTTTATCAGGTGGTGGAAAGATTGCAGGTCAGCGATTGCTTGTTTTTGTGAAAGCCCTGCTCTCGGACAAACAGACCCAAATTGCTCAGGCTGAAGAAGAACTGAAAACTCTTAAAAATCAGGTTAAGGATAAAAAGGAAAAACTTAACTACTTGACCGAAAGAGAAAATCTCAAATAACAAAGGGCTTCAGCAGTTTATCTCCAATCGATTTGAGCCGTTCATCGGTATAGGAATTGTCCTTGAAATTCTTGATGATGGGCTTGTCGATTTTGGCAACACGGCCCTCATAAACATTGTAATATAAATCACCGTTGTTCCTGATGTAGTAGAAAATGGTAATTTTCTCATTCTTCTTGAACATGATGAATCGACCGATTTCATCGTATTCAAGTTTCGGGCGATAGTTGGGATTCTTGTAGAGAAAGTAATGATAAAGTTTCCCGATGTTGGAATCACCAAGTTTGAATTTAAAAACTCTCATTTTTTCTCTCCTATTTTTATCAAGAAAATTTTTTTACGAAGCGGACAAGCATAGGGTAAATTGTCTTTTGTAAAAAGATAAAGTTCGGGGTCGAACCCACAATAGTTTCTTTCACCTGCTACGCAATCCATACATTTAGTAACGATTTTTTCTTCAGTTTTTATTTTCATTTTTCTTCCTTTTCTTTTTCCCAAATGATAATTTCCATAAATGAGCAAATGCTTTTCTAACCTCTTTATCTTTATGAATCGGTTGGACACTAGCAAGTTCTTTCATTATTTCATTGGCTATATCCCTTGAATTTAACACAGGGATGCCATTTTTATCTTTGTAAATGAAAACGCTCATTTGTTAAACCACATAACATGCGTAAAGCGGTTGTCGAAGAAGCCACAATGAAGCATGGGAATAATGATTTCAATATTCGATTGAGAATCCTTGAAGGCATAATAGCCTGAGCCATCATCAGAAACAAATAGGCCATCATCAATCGCCTGAAGGAATTCTTCCTTTGTGAACAGTTCTCCGTACTCAGACAAGGGCTTCAGTTCAACATCAAGCAATCGGTTCAAAACCTCTTGAAATGAGGTCGCTACGGCTCTCAAATACGTTGCCCTCATATTATCCTTGTCTTTATAAAGGGCATCGTAAAATTGATTCCAAATTTTAGTGATATCCCGTTTCAGTTTGGCAATGACATATTCCTTTGGTTGAACTTTTACCTTATTCATTTTTATCTCCTGTATTCCAATCCTCTTCATCTTCCCTGCGGAAAGTGCTTTGACGATAGACGTTCAACTGCTTGGCGAAGGATTCCCGAAAAGCAGTATCCGTTTTATAACCTAGGTACTTCAAAATACTCTGCCGATTGCTTTCAGGTATAGCATAAAAAATCTTGATGTAATCCTTCGGCGGCTTTTTGGTATGCTGTAGAATATAACGGTAAACCTCAAAATCGATTTGGGTCTCCGAATAATGGTGAGCACGTTGAAGCGTTCCTTTCAATTTTTTATAAAACGCTTCTAGAATTTTTCGCTCACCCTTTTTAAACTTCATTGGGTTTTTCATGTTTAAACTTCCTTGTTTTGAATTTCAGCGACTCCACTTTAAGATAATAAGGTACGGGCCGACCATGTAGAATAAGCCATAATCTGAATTTACGCTTCCATCTTTTTTCTAGCCTGTTAAATTTTCTCCATTTTATGATTCCAAAAATAATGGAAATTATAGAGATTGTTAAAACTATTCCTAGCCTTAAATTACTGTACGGACGAAGTGTTGCCTTACTTCCTGCATAGAAAGCAATGAGGGAGCCTTCGATGAGAATGGAAGGTATAAGGATAAGACCTAAAAACACTAGGTTCTTTTTATCAGGATAATGATTGGGTTCCACGCCGCCAATCATAGCATCTTTTTCGTCTTGTGTCAAATTTCACTCGCCCTTTTGTATGTATTGATGATAACGGAAAGATTGTTGTTGAAAACATTGTCTATGTACTGAATCATTTCGCTGAGATTGGCGACCTTTTTGCTAGTCGAATTGAACAGGCTGACATAGAAAGTGATAGTATCCCAACTGTCCGTATCCCGCCGAATGTCAATCAGTTTAACCCTGTTCGAATTACCCCTGAACTCAATTGCAAATCCACCTTCGTCAAAATTGCAGTTGATGTTCTTGATAAAATCGGTAGGTACTAAAGGAATGAGATTTTGTGAAAGATAATCCTTGACCCTAATTTCCTCGGCCTTATTCTCTTCCAATTTTTTAGGAAGATTTTTGAAATGCTCTTCATTCTTCAGATATGTATTGTTGTTGTTTTCGTAGGCCTTGTTGACAATTCCAAAGAAAACGTTTTCCTTCATACCCTTCAGCATCTTGACATCTTTCGGATATGTTCCACTAGCAGAGGAAGAAGAAATACCAATTCTTTTTGAGGACAGGAGATAATACTTATTCCAACGGGAACTTTCTACCCTGTCTAATGATGAATACCAACAAAGAGTGATTTTGGCCCAACTCTGTTTGTTCATCGATTTCATATTTGCATCGTGGATATTGTTGACTAAAATATACTCGGTAAAAATCTTGGCGGTGGTTTCGGCACCATCAGGCTTGTCAAACCTTTCATTGAAAACATAAAACTTGATGCCCTTCGAATTTAAAGACCCCTCAAAAAGTTGCTTGTAGGAAGTGAATATATCCTTGGCAATTTTCAAAGTGCTTTCGTTGGAATTACGAAGAGGTATAGGGTCTTTGATATTGTGCATCTTCTTGATGAACTCTATCCTCTTTTTGGTTCTTTCCTTCAACTGCGGGAACTCCAAGTTCTCAGGGTCAATTTCCCTTTTGGGTTTTCTCGTCCTGCGAACGACAGGAGCATTCGGGTCAACAGGCTTACGGGTGTAAGTTCTTTTGGTCTCCGTGTCCACGAACTTGAAGAAAAAGTTGGAACATTCGTAGTTATAAGAATCTCGGAAACGGTCGTAGTTCAAATCAGGGGAGTTGCGGACGAACGCCCTCAACTCTGCGGAAAAATCGTTATCTTCAATCAAGGCCGATGAAATATGGCCTTCAGGACGTGCCCCATAAAAGTTGTGATACTTGATGGTTTCCTTCGTGTGGTCGGGGTACTTGTTGATGTATTCTTGGGGAACGGGAAACACGACATGAAACTTACCTTTCAAACCATAACGGTAAAAATGTATTTCGTATTTCATACCCACATTCTACCAAATTTTTTGGCATATGTCAATAGTTTCTACGATATTTTTTAATTTTTTTAATGGCCAGGAATTGAACGATGCACCCTATATCAGCCAACAAAAACGCCGTCATTATTATATACAAATGTGCAAATAAAAATATAAGACTAAAGAAAGAATAATATAGTATTAATAATATAAGTATTATCCTTAATATATTCATCAATTTTCTCCTACCTATATTATACCACATATAGGTATAAAAAAATGTCGAGCGAAGCGAGACCCGAACGAAGTGAGGCGGGAGGTAATCTTTATGCTCAAATAAAATTTGAGCAGACTTCTAACGTCCACCTTTTCTTTTTTTCATTTTTTAAGAACCGAAAAGTTTTGAATTTTTGAACCCAAATCCTAACACTTAAAAATTTTAATAACTTACAACTTTTGAGCAGAATACAATCATTAGGGTAAAATGAAAAATTTACTTACAACGTATTTCTATGCGACACATCCACATAGCGGAGCTTTGGAACACCAACCTGACAGACCAACTGCTCCTTTAGCGAACTTGTAATTAGGAAAGTGGTTGCTCAGACCACTTGTTACCTAATTTATTTGTTCATAATTCTGATGTATTTGTTTTTTTTTATTACTTATTTTTGTTTTCCATTCTTGTAATTTATTATTTGCTATTTTTCCCCCATATTTTTTAAACCAAATACTATAAAGTGATTTACCAAACATAGGATTATTTTTTCCTTTGTATTTATTTTTTATTATTATTGATATTTTTTCTTTAGTTTCTTTACTTAAATGAGTTCCAAACATATGATTTTTTTCACCAAGTTTGCCAAACATAGGATTTTTATTACTTTTAAGAGCCTTACTTAATTTTATTTTTGTTTCTTTTGTAAGAGGTTTTCCAAAATTATGATTATTTTCACCACTCATTTTTTGTTTTGATATTTCATTATGATGTTTATGTTTATGCCCACCCGTTTCAAGATTATATCCATTTGGGGCTAACGTATTAAATTCTTTTATTAGAAAACTTTCTGTCCAATCTAAATTTTCTTCGGGACAGGAAAATGAAATCCACTTGAAATTTTCTATATCATATTTTTTAATAGCATTATTGAATGCACAACAAAAAGTAGATTTTTTATGTTTTCTTATTCTTTCCCTTAATATTTGTGTAGTTTGTCCTATATACTGTTTTCCATTGACTAAATTGGTGGCTATATAAATTGTTCCGTTGTCTTGATTCATCTTTAACCTCTTCTACAAGTTAGAATTTTAGTGAGATAATTCAAAGTGGTAGAAGCACTTTGAAAAGGTAGCGAACCCTGTCTCTCACTATTATTTATTGTTTTCATAATATCTATTCATCCTTTTGTTTAAAATAATTTTTTTATTAATTTTAGATATTTTTTCAAATTTTTCCTTGGTGTCTGCTGTTGATAAAAATTTAAAAATTGCGTCTAAGACAAAATGATTTGTCCAATATAAATTCGTTAATTGAGTTGTTTCCTTATTGCGAAAATCTTTCCTGATATTTAATCTTCTTTCAATCATTATTTGTGTGGGTTGAGTTATTTTAAATTTATCCTCAATATTTTTTCTTGATGGATTTTTTTCCTGCCATAGATACCATTCATAGAAAGGGTCAAAAAATTCCAACCTTCTCTGCTTGATGTATTCCAACAAAAATGTGATATCAACCTCAATCATTTTGTCGGATGTACTACTCAATGAATCGGTAAATTTTTGAGTTAGTGAACGAACTTTGTTAACCTCTGTAGTTTGTTCTAAAGTTCCAATCAAATTCAAATTTTTTAGAGTTTTAAAATGTCTTTCAAAATCAATATCAAGTTCTTTCCATTTTTTCTGAAGTAGTTTTAAATCAAAGGTGAGAGACTTACCTAACAGATAAGTCATAATAAGGTCGCCTGGTTTTTCTTGTTGCATTAGAATATCTAACACATATTTTAACACACTCTGTTTTAATTTAGGTTGATATTTTACCTGTTCAAAAATTTTCTCATAAATTGAATATTGCCAATCGTCTAATTTTTTCCAAGTCTTATCATTCTTGACAGGCGGCAACTCTTTCAATATTGGTGGTTTGATGAAGTTTTTATAGAGGAAGGAACTTTTTAAAAATCCTCTATCCATTTCTCTAGAATGGTTCCAATCAAAATAAACCTTTTCATCATCGTATGATGTCATATCAGTATAAGTCAAGATGTAATTAATTTCATTTTGATAAAAAGCACACCATTCTGACATTTTGCATGTGCTTTCACACCGCAAATTTTTTCGTAATTCATTATCTTCTTTTATCCATTCTCTATATTCAGGAGTTTGTTCATAAGTTGGTTCTTTGGATAGGTGTTTATGAATTTCCCACGAGGCCCGAAGAATTTCTTCCAAATGACTATCTCTACAAAGCCGCTCCGTCATGGGATGATATTTTTCAGGCTTGTCAATATTCTTATCCTTGAAAATTCTTATTAGTTCCTTTTCAAAACAGGATAAATGAGTAGCCTCATAAAACCTACAACGTTTATATTTCCCCATTTCTGCACATGGTTCGCATTTGTACTTAATTAATTGAAAATCAGAAAGATAGGGATAGAAGCATGCCTTTTTTATTTTCCTAAGTTGAAACAAGAGTGGTTCCTTGGGGTTCAACAAAAAATCGAAACTTTCCCTAAATTTGAAATTCACTACCCGTATTATACCACAAGGTGTAATAAAATTCAGAGATAAAAATAAAAAAATTATCCGATACGGATTTTAAACACTTCTTCGCCGTATCTGTCGTTGGCATCCCGTGCAGTAATCTTGGCAGTATAAAGGCCTGAAACCCCACAAGAATATCCGCAGGTTCCTGACCATCCTGAATAAATGACAGGCCCACCAGGAGTAGGATTATTATAGGCTGAATATGCAGACCATCCCGAAAATCCTGAATATCCAATTCGGGTATCCCAAAAATATTTATATTTTTGATTTCCTGCTTCTTGCATTTCGGTTCCTGAAACCGCTACGGCATCTGTAACGCTGTGGCGAATTTCAATATCTACATCAGAGATAGAGGAATCAATACCTTCCATCTCGGCCTCAATTAAAACGGTTTCATTTAACCTGAAGCTAGTACCTGTCATTTTATTTTCTCCTAAAAATTCCCGCCTAAACTTTTAACCTGAACAGCAATACGAATCGCCTTTCTTGTTGTAACCTGTATAACCATTAGGCTCTTTACCCTGTAGGCTATACGAATTGCTTTTCTTACTGTTATTCTCATACTTCTATTTATTATTCATAGACTAAGGTAATTCTAGTTCCCGCACCTGTTGTTGTTATTGTCAACCCGTCATAAAAATCTAATTCAAAATCTATAGAACCTAGAATGGCAGTCAGGTCTATCGTGGCTAGTGTGTTTGTTGCTGTTACAGCATCGTAAATTACTAAGGTTCCCACATTATCCCCATTTATCACCCTATGTAATGTTCCTGCCCCCTACAGGCATGGCGTTGGTTTCTATATGGGATAATGCCAATTGACTGACACCATGCGTAGGGTCAGTATGACTTGTGATTATTTTTTGAATAATGGCTTGGTCATCAGGGTCAGTAATATATCTTTTGGCTGTAAAATAAATCGTCCAACCTGTTATATTTTCTTCAACACCTGCTGATGTAAAGTGAAATTCCCAACTGTAGTTATCTCCACGGTAGATATCAAGATTTAAAGTGGTAGGTTTACTCATTGCAGTCTCCTACCATTATTTAGGGAAATAAATCAGGGGAAGTTAGATATTACTTCTGTTTATCTTCTTTATCTTTTTCTTCTTTTTTTCTTTTCTCTTCCATCAATTTAAGTTTCGTTTCTGTATCTAAAACTTCAACAAGCAATTTTGCTTTCGGTTGAGTCTGTGGGGTTTTGAGTTCCGACATTTTTGGCCTCCTCTTGAATTTGTTTTGCTTCTTTTTTCAAAACTTCTTCCAATGCCGCAATTCCACCCAATAGTTGTTGGATTCCTTGTTCTTGTTGATTTAACATTTGAGCCAATTGGTCTCTGCGTTGAACGGCCCTGTCAATATCTGTGCGGTATTGCTGAATCTGTTTTTGTAAAATTTCCACATTTATCATCTTTGTTCTCCCATAGTATTTATTGAATCTTCAATGGCTTTGATTACATCTTCAGGTTCTACAAAGGCATCTTTATCGTATGTTGCCTGTTCCCACATTTCAAACTGCTTGGGTCGCAGATATTTTTTGTCTTTCAATAAATTAAAATTTTCCTTATGTCCGAAAATTTCAGGGTCGGATTGAGACCAAATAACAAAGCCTGGCTTCTTCACTTGTAACAAGGCGAAATGATGGAAAAAATTATCCACACTAATCCAAGTAACACAATTTTTAATATCTTCTGCCAAGGCCCAAAGGTCTTTATCCCAAAGATGACGGTCAATAAATTTCAGTTTGATTTCTGCCCCTTGTCCGCATTGCCAAATATCATACCCTTTATCCTTTAGTAATTTGGTTATTTTATTCCACCATTCTTTCGAAGGATTTTTGGCATTCCACCCCCCGCTACGTAAAGGCTTGGCCCAACAACTGATTAATATTATTTTACTTTGTTCCTTTGTTTCCATCGTTATCATTTGCGACAAAATCACAACTCATGGTCGCCGCATAATTGTAAGCCGCATTTACTGTGCGAAGTCCTGAATATCCTGAGTATCCATTGAATCCTTTTACATTCAACGTAGTTGAAATATTTTGCATTATGTTTTGAGTGAATGCATCGGCTGATGCTCCAATATAAGCAACTTTCCAACCTGTTTTGTCTTGTAGTTCTGTCAATTTGTCTTTGATTTGTTGTGAAGTATATTCATGACTTGAATTTTCCCCACCGTCTGTCAAAATCATCAACAGGGTTCTCGGTGCCTTTTTCATTTTACCATGACGCTCTAAGACTAGGCCGACCGTTGTACCAATGGCATCAAACAACGCAGTCATACCATCTGGAACATAAGTTTGTTCGTTCAACGGCTCCACTTCTGTAATCTTTACACCGTCATAAAGCAGTTTTTTCTCAACAGGCGCATTGAAAAACATGGCAGAAATCAAAGTCTTTTTGGATAACTTTTTTTGTTTTTCTAAAAAGGCATTGAACCCGCCGATTGCGTCCGCTTTCGTTGAATCCATCGACCCGCTTCTATCGATGACACAAATAATTTCAGCCGCTTTGATATCTTTTGTTTTTTTGGCTGTTTTCTTTTTTTCTGTTTTTTTAGTTTTTTTCAGTTTCATATGAAACCTCCTTTAATTTTTTTTCCATTTCCTTTTCTACAGTTTTCAGGATAACTGTCAGAATTTTCGGGCTTTTGATTTCTTCCATAGTAAAGTATCCTGTAAGCCCATCGATATGTTTAAATTTGACTGTGATATTACCATCCACTTTTATAAAGATAAAATTTTCAGTCTCCATTTTTTGTATTGTTGGGTCTGCTACAAGTTGTCTTGCACATTGCTTGAATTCTTTTTTGGCAATTTTCATATTTTATCCTCCAAAGTTATCTTTCTCTTTTTACATAATTGTTTGTATTTTTCTATGGCTTGTATCCAAATTTCAGGATGTTCTTGATGATGTTTTTTTAATCTTTCTCCTGAATTTTTATTTCTTTCTGCTAATTTTTTTCTTGCTTCAGGATGTTCATTCCACCATTTTTTTCTTTTTATACTCATTTCTTTTTTCATTTTTTCTGTCTTCATAGGATGTAATTCTCCATATTTTTTCAAGGAAGTTTGTTTCTTTTTTTCTTTTGTTTTTTCGGAAGGATGAGTTCCATATTGAGGATGATTTTCTCCTGAAAAATTTGCATGATTTTTTCTCATTTTCTTTTTTGTTATTTCCGTAATTATTTTGTTCTTATTCCCACCACCTTCAATATTATACCCGTTCGGAGCCAAAGTTTCTAACTCCTTTATTAAGAAGGTTTCATGCCAATCCAAATCTTCTATAATACAGGAATAAGAAATCCATTTAAAATTTTTTTGTCCATATTTTTTAATTGCTCTATAAAGAAGAATACTGTCTCCTTTTCTATGATGTTCTTTTTGTCTTAAATCAAAATTTCTTATCGTTTGTCCCACATACATTTTTCCATTTAGTAGATTGATAACTATATAAATAGTTCCAACTTCTTGATTCATCTTCAACTCCTCACATAAGTTAGATTTATTAGTGAAGTAATCCAAGATGATGTGAGCATCTTGGAAGGGTAGCGAACCTTGTCCTTCACTAATATTTATTATTTCAATCAAAATTATCTTCTAAAAACATTTCTTGATATGCTTCAAGTAAGGTAAGTTTTCGTCCTTTATCATGGGCCGTCCACAATTTTCGATAAACATTTTGTAATTCTGCTGCTTTTTCCGAAATAATATCTTTTACCTGAAATGGGTGCATGACTTGAATAGGAAAATTTTTAAAAAGAAGTGCATAATAAGTTCCTACTATAACTTTTTTATATTTTTCAATAAGTTTTGGAAGTATTTCCATGAATACTATAGTATCGCCTATTCCCGCATCAATCTGAAATATTTTACCTTCTATGGGAATAGACCAACTTGCCAATTTACGTTTGAATATCTTATCATCGTTTGACCAAAAATCAGGATTGGCATGGTCTCTGATGCCGCCCTGCGGATTGCGGAAGTGCCAAGTGATAGCATCTGTCGTTACGAATATTTTCCACCCCTTGCGTACATATTCATGACTGAATAATGTTTCTTCACGGTGAGCTGCGGGAGACAATTCCAAGCAATATTTGATATCTTCAACTTTTCGGTATAAGAATGAAGAATACAAATGCTCAACAGGAATGACTTTACCTTTTGGATGATAAAGCCATTGCATATTTTCTCTTGTGTCAATATCTGATAATTTATTCGTATTGAAATAATTCGGCGGGGCCATTTGCGACAATTTAGGGTCAAGTACAAGACCCGCAACTGCACCAACCCCATCAGTCATCAAGTTGACTAAATCCTGCAATACATTAGGCTCAGCGTATTCATCATCATCCAATCTCCAAATGAAATCCGTCTTGGCTCTATCCAAAACAATTTGATGATTGTGATGTTGTCCTTTTTTCGGCCCGAATAAAACTTCCCATTCAATGCCTTTTTTGGAAATCATGCTGAACAGGTATTGATACATCGGGTCATTGCGAAGGTCAATCATTTTCCCATCAGGGCCATTGTCAGAGTCGTCAACGATGATGATTTTTTTGATAGGGTGAGTCTGCATCAAGACGGAAAGTATTGTCAAAGGAAGCGTAGAGTAATAACGATTTTTCGTGGCGATGTCAACGGTAACATCAACTTTCCTATTTGATGTTTTTGATACTTCAGGAGTTAATCTTGTTTGTATAGGATTCCAATTTTTCATGGTGCGGTATTTTTCCATTGCCGCTTGCCTACGTCTATTGAAATCGTTTAGGTTCTTTTCCAAATAATCTTTATCTTCCACTCCCCAACTCGTTTTAGTCGGGTCAGTCCAGATTTTTACATCTTCCCATTTTCTAGCATGCAATGCTCTGATTCCCAATCCCGCTTCAGGTCGGGTATTCGACCAAATATGTCTGTCATTGTCAGGCAATGCAGAAACAACTATTTTTACATCGGTGTATTTTTTCAAGGTGTATGCAAAATGTAAATCATCACCTTCTGTTTCTAAAAGTACGGGTTCACGGAAGAATGTAGAAAACCATTCCTTTCTTCCAAACCAACTATGACCGCCGACATCTACTTCAACGGCTTCTTCTGTTTTATCTCCGTTATCCCCATATCTTTTTGCAAGACCATCATTCAACTCATTTTCATAATACATTCCATATGCAGAGACGACAGCATGTTCTCGTTTTGAAACTTTCAATGTTTCTTCCAAGTATCCTTCAGCGGGGAATACATCATCATCTAATAAAAGAACATAGTTAGTTTTTGCAAAAAGAGCCGCAGCAAATCGAGCAGGAAGTTTCAAGTCTTGTTCAGTTGATACGAGTGTAACTCCTTCGGGAATATCAAAATGAGTTTCGACCCACCCCTCTCCTTTTACGACTTCATTATCTGCATATTTCCATTCCCCTTCTTCCCAATGTTTCGACTTCGTAAGCCATACGATAATTTCCTTTGGCTTCAATGTCTGCTTCTTGATGGCCTCTACCTGGTCCTTCAAAAGTTCAGGACGGTTGAATGCCGAAATCACAACGGTGATATCGTCATCAATCGGTTTCATTCTGTCGTAACGAACCAATTTGACTTTATCTTCTAAATAATCCTGTTTGAAGGTTTCTTCGAACCCTAAAGCCATGAGATAATTGCACAGTTTATCAGCAAGACCTTTCTTTCCTTCCCAACGGAAAATATCTTCATGAGTTTCCATGACAATAGTGTGAATTTTACCAAGTGTTTTCAGCGATGCGCCGTAGAATAAATCATACTCCGCACCTTCGCAATCAACTTTCAATAGAATAGGTTTACCGTCATCAATAGATGCAACAAGATGGTCTAATCCGATTGTTTCGGTTCCTGACAATGATGGACGTGAATACATTCTTCCATCAGTCGGGCTGAACTCAGGACGATTGACCATTTCAACCCATTCCCCATCTTTCTTCCCCACGGCTTTATCAATAACAAGTATTGACCTTCCTGCTACATTTTGTTTTAAAATTTGCAAGGTCGGTGGTTGGGGTTCAACGGCGACAATTCGCTCAGCTCCATATTCATCAGCCAATAAACTGAATATGCCAATGTTTGCCCCTACATCGATTACATTTTTTCCAATGAAATCTTTTTTGAAAACTCTGTATTGGTTGGTTTCAACTATTTCATAAAAAATGGAACTGTTCTGTGCTTGTAAATCCCTTCGGGCAATCAATGGATTGGATGTTGGCGCATCGTCTAAAATAAATGATGCTTTCTTTTTCAGTTGGCGAAATTCCTCATATGTCATTTGTGCATCTCTTGCATAATGAAATGCCCAATTATTTTTCTTATCTTCATCGCTAACCCTATCTGCCATTCTTTTGTTTCTTTCTATGAACTCCGTGTATCCTGCAAACTTGAAATGAAGAAGATATAATGCTTCGCCTGATTTTACAACAGTTCCAATTGGGTTTGCTTGATGGCATCCCATAGCATAGCGGATGTCAACACATTTCGGATTGAATATCATCGATTTATTCAAATGTTCAGGGTCAGGGAATCCTTCACGAACACAATCATACAATTGCATAATTTGATTATCAGGAAATGTATCGGAAATCATCTGAAATCCAACTACTGTTGGAACGGTGATTCTTGCGCTCCGAAATTCTTCCAATTTTCCTTTCAGGTTTTTATGCCATAAAAACTCATCCATATCGCAAACGATAACCCAATCGTAATCTTCCCGATATTCTTTCCATGCCTCGTTTCGAATTCTCATCAGTTCAAGATTATTCATCTTGTCGTTTGGCACGGGAACGATTTCAACTTTATCACATGCCCGAAGCAGTTCCAAACTCTTATCAGTCGAACCGCCGTCATAAACAATAATCTTATCTGCGAAAGTCAAATAATGACGAAGGAAAAACGGAATCATTTTTTCTTCATTCCAACATACTGCTTGAACGAGAATGCTCATAGGTTGTCCGTGGCTTCCTAATACTTCATCTACAAATATCCAAGGTTTTTCTTCAAAACAAGCCTTGGCAAAATCGAAATCATGGGTAACGAGACCTGAAGTAACAGGCCCGACTTTTGGCCCTGTTGTTTTATGCCGCCATTTTTCCGCATGCTTTTTTGCGATATCTGCACGAACCAAATAATTTAAAGAATCGATATGTGTCCATACGGGGAAATTTTGAAATCCAGGTTCAGGTAAATCTTTGTTTTCTTCCAAATGTCTGATTTTACCCCAAGCCCCGCCGACATTTTTCAAAAATGTTGCTTGCCAAAGTTTCAAAATCCAATCAGAATTTGCTAAATTGTCGCTGTCATGAAAACAAACCCATTCTTTTTCGGTGGAAGGTAGCGAATTTAAGACTGATATTCTTGGCCCCCCGCCGTATGCCCCCTCATGTTCAACAAAGGTATATTCTATTTCAGGAGGATTTGGTTTATTTGACCTAATAGGCCATTCTCTATTTTTCTTTTCAACCAACTCTTGTACCTTTTCATCATGTCCATCAGAAACAACATGAATTTTAACGTTGGTATAATATTGATTATATAAAGACTCCAATGCCTTATCGAGTTTCGTATATCGTTTATAAACAGGGACAATGACATGAACCTTTTCCCAATATTTTTCAGCAAGCAGTAGTCTGTTTTTATAAGTCTGTGTATTCCATTCGTCCAAAGAAAATAATTTGCCCGAATGCATCGTATTTTCACCAACATGACTGAGAGGAAATGAACCAACTGATGTATGTGTTTTTCTATCCCATCCATTCACATAGGAATGAATATGATATCCTGCGTTGATTGCCCGAATGCAAAAGTCAGTATCGTCCGCATAGCCTAAGCCCCAAGCAGTATCCAATACTCCTATTCTTTCGAACACTTCCCTCTTTATCATTACACACCAACCGAGCGGGAAGTCAACTCCCGTTATAGGGCAAGGTAATGATTTGGCACCAACCAATCCCATCAATGGGTCATTCTCAAATGGAGTCTGAAGAATTTCTAACCATCCACGGTCATGAACGATTACATCGTCATTTAAAAAAACAACATAATCGGGATTATCATTTGGCCCTAAAATATTTTTTAGACCTTCATTAATGGCCCCGACATATCCTAAAGGTTTGTCATACCAAAGGTAACTTACAATTAACCCTTGTTCTGCTAAAGGATTTAAGAATGCATCAAATTTTGCTCTATCTTCCATGCCGTTCATAACAATCAAAATTTTACTATTTATTTTTGGATTGTTGTTGAGATTCAGGCTTTCAATACATGGTTTAAGAGCATTGTCGAAATTAATCCCTGCGGATGGAATAAGAATAGTTATTTTCTTATCGTTCATAAGAAACTCCTTTGTTTTTCAATCTTATTTTTATTCGTTTTTACTACACTTCTATTTATGATATCTCTTATAACTGTTCTCTTTTATGATTTCTTTTGGTTTTGAAAAGGTCGTTGTTTCTGTTCCTTGATTTTTCTTGAAACAAGAGGTAATCTCAGAACAAAGTTCCCAATTTTTACAGATATGTTTTTTTGATTTGGTGCCATCCAATCTTGATACATAAACCATGACAGGAAAAAAATCGGCTTTCGGGCAAGCGGCTCTCGCCTCTCTGTTCATGGAATGTTGGCATGTCAAACATACCCCTTCATAATAAGAAACTTTTGCCACACCTTTTTCTTTTTCTTCTTTTATCAATTTTTTTTCGTTTATATGGAACATTTTTAACTCTTGACAATAAGATTTGCGGCTTCGGCTTCCAATTCTTCAGGTGATGCATAACCTTGTTTTATCAATCCTGATACATCTTTGACATTTCTATATCCTGCTCCAATCCATCTTGCGGCTTCACGAGGATAAACCACAACTTCTTCCCATTCTTTTGCATCAGCAGGTTTCATATGCAATGCTTTCCATGCTTTCACCAAAGAAGGATATTTGAATCCTGCTTCTAACCAACTAGCTAGTTCCTGTAATACCACACCTGCCTCTAACCATTTTGGCACATCGGTGAGTTCTATCAGTTCCTTATTGACAAGAGGTTGAACATATTTGCTTAAATTTTCTAAATCGATTTTTAAATCTTCAGAAAAGCGTATCATTACATCGGGGTCTTGTACTCCAATTTTTGCCCATTTTTCATAAGTATCAGGATTGACTCCTTTCTCTTTGAATGCCGTGGCAACTTCAGGCTGAGCCTGGACCCGATGCCATCCAAGAACTTCTTTGTAGTCTTGAATACCTGCTTCGTGATAACCTTGAATATCATAAGGATTTAATTTTTGTTTATGATATATCGCCGCAACACTTGGCTCAATGCCAGGAATCATATCTCTCCAATAAGCGGCCTCTTCTGCCGCTTCTGCATTTTTTCCAAAATTAGTCTGCCATCTTTCACGGTCTATTTCATCGTCAGGAAAAAATTCACCCCAAGCCGCATCATCAGGCGACTCTAGTTTAAAATCATCAGCCATTATTTAGTTCTCCTTCTAAAGATTCTTCTAATCCATCCTAATAAAAGAAAGGATATACCTGTGCCGTAACAAGAAGCGGCCAGAATTAACATCATCACAATTAGTAGGTTGGAAGCCTTATTCATTCTTCACCTACTGTTATTTAGTGTTTTATTACTTTTCATTAAATTTTCCCCCGCCCATAAAGGTTGAAGATTTGTGTAATGACATGCTTTTAGAAACTCTTTCCTGTTTTGAAGATTGAAAGAGTCTAAAGGTATAATGTGGTCAATATGCCATCCATAAAATCCGTAGTTATCCCAATTCATACCCTCTTTCCATTTAGATTCCAAATAAGTTTTGAATTCAGGAATAGAACATCCGAGGTCTTTAACTGCGGAGCCTGATTTTTGATTATTTTTTATTGCTAAACGAATTCTGCTTCTTAAATAATGAGCGAGTTTAAAATGAATATCAGTTTTTAGTTTATTATTAATTTGTGTATATATTTTTTCTTTATTATTTTGATAATATTTCTTTTTTTCTATTTTTATTTTCTCTTTGTTGTTTTGCCGATATAATTTTTTTCTATTTTTTATCTCTTTTTTATGATTTTCATAATATTTTGTTTCTTGTATAATTATCTCTTTTTTATGATTTTCATAATATTTTTTTTGACGTTCTTTTTGTCTTTTTAATTTTTCTTCTTTAGATAATGTTATTCGGGGTAAAATTCCTTTTTTTCTACGATATTTTTCTCTTCTTTTCTTTATTGCTTCTTTTCTTTCTTCATCAGTAAAGTATTTTTTCTTCACTTTAACCTCCACCAAAGTTTAGTTAGTGTAGGTAATCCGAAAAGTGGTGGCTTTTCAGAAGGGTAGCAACTCCTTGTCCCTACACTATTATTTAGTGTTTTAAGAGAGTTCTTGTTGTAAATATTTCCAAAGAGCAGATATTTTTTCTTTATTATTTTGCCAACCAAAGGACAAAATAGCATCCCCTACATAGAAAAACTCCTGCTCGGCTATTAGTTTTAGTTGTTTTTCTATATTGCCGCTTTTGTCAATTGTCCGAATCTTGCGTAATTCGACAAGGAGAACTTGAATTTTTTCGAACTCTTCTTCGCTAAAGTTCTCGGTCAATTGGGTTAAATCTTCTTGCGTTGGCTTTCCTAATTTTCTTTTGGATTTCTTTTTCATATCTTCTGCGTTTCTCTGATGGCTTCATAAAAAAGGTATGTTCACGAAACTCTGCAACTATTTTTTCATCGATGACTTTCTTGCGAAAACGGCGGTAGAGCGACTCAAACCCTTCTTTTTCCTTTGCGATGACGTATGCCATTTTTTTTCTCCTATTTTATCCATTATGTGTTTTTTAAAACAATGTTGACAAATATCTACTTCTATTTTTTGACCATCTTCAAAGATGGTGTTATACCCGCATAATTTTTCAATATGAACAAATTCTTGGGCTTCTAAAAATTCCTTCTGACCTAACGAAATATCCCATGAATATTTCTTGCCGCAAACATCACAAGTTACGGAATCCAATTTATTAATTTTCGATAATACAAGTTTATAATTTTTCATATTTTCCTCCAACCTTTGTAAAGGGGAACACCTAAAATTTCAAGTTCTCTTTCTCTTTTTGGTATGTAATCAATCAAATCATAAATTATTTTTGTCTGTTCAGGGGTGAACATCCATCGCTTATTCACGTTTTTGTCAGCCCAAAATTTCGCTGTGTTGGTTCCTCTTTCTGAAGCCGTGGCAAACCAATCGGCTACCATTTCACCGATATAAAGTACAGGCATTTTAGTTGCATCGATGGTTTGAGACATTTCATATAATGCATCAGGATTCACCAAGTTTGTTGTTAGCGGACACCAATATTCAGGATGGTGTTTATTGGTTTTTATGTGATGAGCCATAGCATCAACCATAGGCTTTTTCATGCAGTCGGGCGGCGACCATTCTATTCCTTTTTTCTTTCTGTTGTGGCCCCAAGTGATAAAAATATAAGGCTCTCTTTCTTCTTCGTCAAAAAATTTGGAAATGTCATGCGGTGGGTCAATATCACCCTCGGATATTTGATGTAATCCTTTGAACATGGGGTCTATTTTTTCGATGAGAGAGCAATAAGATTGAACGGTATGAATATGATTCCAAGTACGCCCAATGAAATAATCTTCCATTTCGTCTGTGTATTCTTTCATATCTTACCTTTTTCTATGATGCGGTATTCGTATTGTTTCTTGAACTCAGGATATTTTCTTTTGTCATTTTCCATCGCAACTTTTGCGGTTTCATAATCGTAATATTTTCTCATCGTTTCCCATTCATTTTCCTTGTGAAAAAACATAGTTGACCAAGAGGTTTTCCATTTCTCCCATGCTTCAGCAGTATAACGAGTTTGTACCAACCATTTTTTCGGTTGTTTGTGATGAGATTTTGGTTTAGGAATTTCGGGAGCCAACATCCTTTTCTTTCGTTTGTACTGTTCTCGCTCAAATGCTCTTTGAGTCATTTATAACCTCATTATTCCTATCTATATTATACCATAACCTGTACTAAATCCAATACCTCACAAATCTTTTAAACAGGTCTTTTATTTCACTCTTCTTCAATTCCTTGTCTTTCAATTCATCTTTGAAAATGGCTTGCCATTTGAAGTAAAGCCACTTCGTCAGGAGTTTGTAAACAATGTTCCACGGCAAAAAATTTCTACTGCGATATTTTTGCACGATGCCTAAGTCGGCACCTTCAAGACTTTTTGAAAATTCATCGATTCTTTTTTTATGGATGGAATCCAACTGATTGATGTAAGTATCCAATTCAAGTTGTAGATAATTCAATCTCTCATCAAAATTCAAATCTGATTTATCGTAATCAGTTACAAGTCCCTGGACCATTTCTGCAATTTCATCTAATTGAATATCCAATCGTTTTGCAATTTGGGCGGCAAGTTTTTTGGGATTGGCTAACACAGCTTCCACTTCGTCCACTTCAGCAGGTTCCTTTATCCATTTATCCTGCAATAAATCATAGATGCCGTCAGCCAATGTTTCCATATCTTTCACTTCATCATTGCGGTAATAAAAATTGATTGGGAAAGGCCCGAAGAAATGACGCTCGTTGATAACCCTTGTGGTCTTGCCATAATTTTTCAAAGTGTCCGCATCGACATCACAAAATACATTGCAATCAATGTCGGATTCTTGCGACCAAAATTTTCCCGTAATGGAACCTACGATTATCAATTCACGATACACAATTTTTAGTTCACGAAGAATATCTATAATCCGTATGCGAATCAAAGGGTTGATTTTTTTGTCTTTCCACACATAGGGATTTTCCGATTCTTGTGCGGGGTCAATAATAGATTCACGCAAGGTTTTGAAGTTCATTTTAAGTTGAGGGGATACTAGAAGTAGTGGTTTCCTGAAATTTAACGATAGTGTCCATTAATTTTTCTACATCCTCATCGTTATAAGTCATTCTTTGGTTTCCGACATTACCCAATAATTTAGCCAATTCTAATTTTTCATTTTGAGTCATTGATTCTCTATTGGTTCTCAATTTGTGAATCAACTTTTCTATTTTTCCCGCCTTTGGGGATGATACTACTTTATGGTACTCATCTAAATATTGTAAAAAATAATTTTTAAATCTTTCAAAATCAGTTTTTTCCATACCGTCAATCCCACCAATTATTTTTTTTCTATCTTCTTTAAAGTTGTTTATTAATTTTTTAACTATTGCCAAAACTTTATCTTCTTGAAGTCCCACCATTGCATAAAAATCGGTATAATCTGCTTTCATTTTACTTCCTCTTCTTTGCTTTTGCTATTTGTTTGTTTCTTTGTGCTAAAAGCGCAGCAAACTCTTCATCTGTCCAAGGCTTATTCCTATCTTGTTTTTGTTGTCGTTTTCTCTTTGGTTTTGATACAGAGGTTTCCGAAAGACCTAAACTTCTTTGTATAATACCGTTTACTTGGGGGCTGTTGCTAATCAAACCTTTGATTACTTTTTGCTCATCATCGGTATATTCTTTTTTGTGTTTAAATATTGAGATAACACTACTTACCAAATTTGTCATGTTTGTGAGAAACTCTGTTTTTACCCCAAACAACCTACCAATATTTGCAAGATTCTGAATGACATCTGCTGTTTTCTTACCTATTTGTTCTGCTTTGGTATCTTCTTGAATTTTTCGTTTGGGTTCTATTACTTTAAATTTCATAATGCTTCTCCATCCTTATTTATTATAAATCAATAAATAGAAGTGATGGCTTTATACAAATTTTCTAAGCAACAAAAATATTGCGGGACATGCGATTATTGGTATGGTTGCAGAAAACTCGATTCTATTTGGAATCCAATGTTTGTTATTGTTGAAGGAGCAGGTGCCGAAGAAATGGGAGTTTGTGGACATCGCCGCAGCGGTTGGTGGAATCAGAAGAAAAAAGCAAATATGACTTGTCCGAAATGGGAATTGTTTGCAAGGTTGAAGAATCTCTAAAAATGGGAACAATATATATAGCAACTAACTTGACAAATCAAAAGCAATATGTGGGTAGAACTGTACAAAATTTTAAAAATAGGAAAAATAGTCATATAAAATTGAGCAAAGAAGAAAATCCAAAATTCTTTTTTCATAAGGCTATTAAAAAATATGGAGTAGATTCTTTTAAATGGATATGTATAGAATATCCCAAAAAAGAGTTGAATGAAATGGAGATGTTTTGGATAAAGACTTTGGGCACAAAGGCACCAAATGGTTACAATTTAACTGACGGTGGAGAAGGTACTTTCAACCCATCAAAAATAACAAGAATGAAAATGAGTGAAAAAAGAAAAGGTATGTATGAAGGAGAAAAAAATCCTTTTTTCGGTAAACATCATTCTACTGAAGTTTGCCAATTTTTATCTGATATCAATAAAGGTGAAAATCATCCGCATTGGGGTAAAAAACATTCTGAAAAAACCAAGCAACTACAATCTTTAAATATAAAAAATCATCCACAAAGAAAAGAGATAAATGAAAAAATAAGAAAAGCCAAGTTAAAAATGTTCAAATTCCTATCTCCTAAAGGAAAAGAAGTTATTTGGAAAAATGGTATCAATAAATTTTGTGAATATTATCAACTAAACTATCATAGTATTTGTGCTATTATGAGCAATCATTGGAAACGAACCGAATATAAAGGTTGGAAGTTTTTAGGGATGGTAGAATAATGCTACAATTTTCCTCAAATATATATTATTATAATAAAAATATCAAGTCGATGTTGATAGGATTTCTCAACATATTTCCGCAGATGCAGGTAAAAACCTACAATTCCGAAACAGGCCAACCTGAATCGACAATGACTGTTCCTATCATGTTCGGCCCGATTGAAAGAAGCACTTATATGAATTCTGAAGGGCAAAGTGTAAATCGCACAGTTCAAATGCCATTGCTTCATTTTGAATTGACCAATATGGAACTCGACAAGAACCGTGCCTTTGCAATGAAAAGTTTGCATGCGATAGGTAGTCGCTCAGGGGTTGATATCGATAATCTAATGCCTCAACCTTGGAACTTCACTATTATCATGAACATCTATGCGAAGTATCAAGAAGAGTTGATGCAGTTGATTGAACAAATTGTCCCTCTGTTCAATTATCATAGAGTTTACTACACCTATCATCCCATTTTTTCAGAGACCATTACATTGCCGCATTGGGCGAACATTACGACATATCCAAATTTTGCATTCAACTATGATTATCCTGCGGACGAACGCCGAGGAATTCTTGCTGTTCCCGTTACGTTTTTGATTGAAAGTTGGTTGGTTCGTGAGTCTTATGAATCGTATGGATTGGTTAAGGAAATTATCACCAATTACCAAGATTACGCAACGCAAAAAGGTTTATCAAAAGTTAGGCTCCTGGCTGACCCGACAATTCGTGAAGTGATTTATACGGCGAACCCTTTATACACTCCTGCACTTGGACAGTTACTTAGTGGCTCACATTTTACAGGAACTATCGTTGATGTTGCATCGGGGTTTTCGGGGGTTTCTTCTTATTATTCTGACGGGTCTGCATCGGGTTGGTCTGGATATTCGGATGGAAAATTAGTTGTAAAATTCAATACGGAAAAAGAAGTCTTTCTCAAAAACGAAGGAATACGGGTTGGACTTTCTGCCGTTGGCACAACTTGTTCTTGCGAACCATACAAACCTTTTGTACAATCAGATTATGGTTGGTCTGCATATTCGGGGGTTTCTGCTGTCAGCGGATGGAGCATGTATTCAGGTGTCAGCGGTTATTCGACATATGTTGTTCACCCGTCTTACTCAGGTTATTCGGAGATAAAAACGGATGGGGTTTCGGGTATTATATAAAATATAAAATTATGAAACATGATAAAATTCAAAACAATAAATAAGTATGATGGAGGTACAAGATGAATGCAGAAGCAAAAGTAACTATTGTAAATAAGAGTGCTAGTTTACAAACGGTAACTTATACGAATTGGACATATGCGAGTCCCTCGACATCCCGTTCGGTAGTTATTCCCGCAGGTTCTAGTTTCGTTACTTACAATTGGTGGGAACTTGACCCCGATGATGGCGTAACTCATGTGGCTGTAACGGAAAATATTTTTAATCTTCCTATTGATGAAGGAACCACCTTGACTAAAATTCTTATTCAAGATTTTGCATATGATAAAGACAGGGTGTCAATCACATTAACAGCAGGTAGTTACAGCGCATAAGGAGAATCACAATGGCAGAATATATTAAACCTGGAATTTATATCAATGAGTACGACAAGTCCTCATATATTACGGAAGGCCCAACTACAATTACAGGTATTTGTGGAACCTCGGCAAAAGGACCAGCAAACGAAGTAACCTTGATGACCAACTATTCCGAATTTGTTACGACATTCGGACAGGATAGTGGTTATCTAGATTTTTTTGCTAGATTCTTCTTCAAATATGGTGGAAATAAATTACTCGTTGTCCGTGCGACTGACCAATTCAGTTTCGCAGGTATCACCAACGGTATTGAGTCGATTTATCAAGTTAAAACAACATTAGCACCTAGCGATACAGAAATTGATATCGAATATGTTTCGGGAGCCGATTATACATATTGGCCCGATTCAGGACTAGTTCGTTTAGACTACAATGGGGATACTGAATATATTGTCTATCGTGAATTGTATCATCTTTCAGGAGCAAGCAACCTTCAGTTACTTGGTTGTCATAGGGCAGTAGATAGCACAACCGCAATCACGATTAGCACTTGGGGAATCTCAGTAACTCCAGATGCAACTACGGATTATTTTACCTCAGTAACACCACACGGACTTGTAAATGGACAAAATGTCCGCTTTACAGGAGTAGGTGGTGGTGTATCAACGGGAACGGATTATTGGGTTATTAATAAATCATCATATAGGTTCCAAATCACCGCAGTTAACGGTGGAACCACCCCATTTAATTTGACAGACGCAACAGTAAATACTGCTCAAAAATATCCTGTTCCAACAAAGTATATCCATGTTGTAACACCTGTAGTTTGTGGAAATATTGTTTCAGGAGAAGGCACAGCGTCAATTGCTCTTGATGGTATGAAATATGGTCAATTGCTTGTTGGTCAGACTATAAAATTTGCAGATATATCAAATACTGAAAGAGTAATTCGTGGAATTACCACAGCATTTAGCGAAAGCGCAAGAACACAAGCAATAACCCTTACGGGGTCGGCTCCTGCGGCAGTAGATGCAACTTGGGCATGTGTGGTTCCAAATCCGTTTTATGGGGAAATGGGAGCATATACTTTACCGATGTATTCAAACTATGATGCATGGGCTTTGCCGAAGTATGATGAAAATGGTTACGTAACAAAAGGCGCAGGAATCTCAGACCCAACTGAACCCGCAATTTTCATGAACATTTATGCTCGTTCATGCGGTGCATGGGCAAACACGGACGTTCGTGTAACAGTTTACACTCATGCAACATGGGATTCAGCAACCGTTACTCCATATTTTAAAAACAAAGTAGATTTCGCTCCATCAACCGATGATGAACTTTTGGTTATCGTTGAAAGCGTAGCAACAGGAAATATCGAAGAATCTTGGTTGGTATCATTGATTCCAACAAAGGTCGATTATTGGGGTAAGGCAATGTTTATTACCGACCTCATCAACGACTATTCAAATTGGATTCGTGTATTCGTGAACCCACAGTATATTGCCGCAACAGGAAGTGCATATAATACACCAACCTCAATCACTTATCTTCCTCATTCATTTGAACGGTATTATCTTGGTGGTGGGACGGATGGTGCATCAAGCATCACTTCTCTTGGTATTTACAGCACACCACAAGTTAGAGAATTTAAGATTATGGCAGGATACGACTTGTTTGCCGACAAGAATAAGGTGGACGTTGACCTTATTTCGGCAGGTGGAAATCAATCGTTAGCAATTCAGGCTAATATCAAGTCTATCTGCGAAACAAGAAAAGACTGCGTAGGTATTTTGAATATTCCTTGGGGCTTGTCAATTACGGATGCTGTTCGTTACAAGAACCTTTTGGGAAGCACCACATATTCAGCAATCTATTGCAACGGCTCAAAGGTTTTGGATGCATTCACGGGGTCTTATGTAACCCTTCCACCTGCAATTCAGGTAACTCCATTGATTGTTAAGACAGACCTCATCAGAGACCCGTGGTATGCCGTGGCAGGTGTCAACCGTGGTATGTTGAATGAAGTTATCGAACTTGAAGAAGATATCACCGAAGGTGATTTTGAAACGCTTTATGGTGCAGGTATTAACCCGATTATCAATGATGGCGATGGCCCTGTTATTTACGGTATCAAAACCATGTACACAGGTTCGTCTGCTTTCAATAAACTTCCAATTCGTAGATTGATGTTGAAGATGGAGAAGGACATCAAGAATAGCATGAAGGCTTTCTTGTTTGAACCGAACACTTTCGATACGAGATTGAGAATTGTTAGAACGGTCGAGCCTTACCTTGAATCAATCAAAGCAAGAGATGGTATCGAAGATTTCCGTGTAGTCTGCGACTCTACAAATAATACCAATCAGACTATAGCACAGGGTCAAATCATTGTTGACATTTACATCAAGCCTGTATTCGCCGCAGAATACATCATCTTTAACTTCACGGTTACAAAGGATGAAATTAGCTCGATTATTAACAATGCATAAGGAGAGTAAAACATGGCTAATGCAGTAATCCCACCGACAGCGTTTTTTGATAGAACAATTCCGAAAACGGATTATCACCGTCAGTATTTGTTCAAGGTCGTTCTTGACAAAATTGCGGGAGCCGCTGATGAATCGTTAATTACGTATTTTGTTGCCAACACATCTTCACCTACTGAAACTACAGGTATGATTCCTGTCGATTGGATGAACTCCCAACTCAAACTCGGTGGCAGAACCATCTATGCAGAATGGACAGTAACAGTTAGAGACGATACAGATTCGAAGGCTTATCAATATTTCAAGTTATGGAGACGTTTGGTTTACCAAACCTCCGACCAAGGTGGTGTAGCAGGTGGCGGTGGACAATCAAGCCTTCCTTGGGAATATAAAAAGAGCATCAGCCTCTTTCTTTTGGATAATCGTGGAGACGAAACCAAAAGAGGGTATGTTTTGAAAGGAGCATTCCCAACAGTTATCGGGGCGATGACTTTAGATTATTCGACAGAAGGAATTGTTACCTTCCCTGTTACCATACAGTATGACGAGTTCTTACCATATCCTCTATAATTGATATAAATTTTATATTTGGTACAGGGGGTAAGGAACAAAACTAAATGGAAAGATTATCCCCGAAAAGTTTTAGTACAATCATTGATTCTATTGAGTATCAAAAAGCCTATCTATTTCGTATTCTGCTTCCTGAAGTTGACTTGATTGATAGTTCAGGAAATAGAGGGGCCACGAAACTAAAACCATTTGAAAAATTCGAATTATGCACTTCAGCAACAGCATTGCCTGGTTTACAAACGGATGTTCAACCTATTCCTTATTACAATGGAGAATTGAAGATTGCCACTAAAACCAAATATGGAAATTGGGGTGCGACATTCAGATTGGATATAAACAAACAAGCGGCAGGGCATGGACTTGGGCCTATAACTAAAGTCTCTAGTCCTCTTTTAAGTTATTTTTTTGGAATCAATGCCAATATCCCATTAGACGCTACGAGCACATATCAATATTTTTACAATTGGGCTAGGGTCGTTTACAATATTAAGACCCGTGTTTCTTATTTACCAATAGTTTATAAACAACCGATAGATTTATTTTTACTCAATGAGCAAGGTCAAGACATTTTGAACTTTACATTGTATGGAGCATTTCCTGTCAATATTAGTGGTGGAAATTTGGATTATGCCAATGATGGTCTATTGACTTATAATGTTGATTTCGCATTTGATAGTTTTGAGTTAAAAGATGTAGGCACGTCTCAATATGTATCGGCATCAACAGCGGCAGACCAAAGAGCGACACAACTAAAGGCCATTGAAAATATTAAGAATTCTACTGTAGAAATTGTGAAAGAGGGAATAGAAGGTGTTAAAAACGAATTGGAAGCGATAGCAACAATATTCAAATAAAATGGCAAACATATTCACTATCAAACAATTTAATGAAATAGCAATCAAGGATTATCTTCGAACCTATCTTTTTCAAGTGGATATATCTTATCAAGGTTCGGCTCAATTTAACTGTCAATGGATATCAAATACAGCAACTCCTGTCGTGGTTACAAGTGCCCAAGTTATCGATTACATGCACACCCAAGTTAGAAGAGGCGGCAAAACCATTCCCCAACAATGGCAAATTACTGTAAGAGATGATAGTATGGGAGAAGCATTTTCTTTTTTTAATACATGGAGAAATTTGATATATCCTCATATGAAAACATCCGTCCCGTTTGATTATAAGGGGTTTGCTACGTTGAGATTGATGAACCCTTCTTTTGAATTGGACAGGATTTATAAACTTTATGGTGTATGGCCTATGGAAATTGGTGCTATCACATTGGATTATGAATCAGATAATATCAGTACATTCCCCGCAACCTTATCTTTTGATTTTTTTGAAACAGGAAGTATATCAACATGATGCCGATGTCGCCTTCAGAATTCCAAAATACTTTAAACAAATATTTAGATTTTCATAGAGCATATTTGTTTAGAGTTCTATTTTTTGATAACATTGTTGGAACCGTAGGCGGCATTTTAGTAACTGAATTAATCTCCGCAACAGATACTCCATCTTCATCAACAACTCAAATTAACGTTGGGTGGATGGGAAGTAAATTGAAATTGGCGGGTAAGACTGATTATGTAAATTGGAAAGTGAGTGTTCGTGATGACGCTAGAAATGTGGCCTTTTCTTATTTTCAGGATTGGCGGGAAAGGGTATATAGCATCAAAAGCGGACGAAGTTATAGAGAATCGGGGTCTTTATCAAAATTGGGATATAAAAGGTCAGCAGTAGTTGCCTTGATAGGAAATAGGCCAACAGATTTGACAATTGCAAGAGCATATATTTTACGTGGAATATGGCCTACTGATGTCGGCCCTGTTTCGCTTGATTATTCTACAGAACAATTATCAATTTTTCCTGTGAATTTTTCGATGGATTATTTCGAACCTTATTCTTTAACTTCCGAACTTAGTAAACTAATCACAAAAGTATAAATCTCAAAAAACGAAATAATCAACATTTTACATAAATAAAGGTGTCCAAGTACAAAGGAGGATTTTATACAAATGGAACAACCAAAAAATTTACAACAAATTGCGAAGGAAAAGGCTCAGGCGCAGATGCCTAATGCCCCAACCCCCGCACCTACAGTTCCCAACGTGGAAGCTGAGGGGATGGAAAAGTTAAATGCTTTACCATCCAATCACATCATGAATGTTATCAGGTCGTTGAAGGAAAACCAAACAAGACCGACCGTATGGTTTGATTTTGAATTACCTTCAAATGGGAAATGCGGTTATCCGAAAGACATCAAATTGAGGGAGTTAACAACTGAAGATGAGAAAATTCTTATCAAAGAAATGTTTGCTTCAAAGGACAATTCACTCTTGGATGTTATCAAAAAATGTGCCAAGTTTGAGACCATGCCGAACTTCGATTTTGAAAACTTGACGAATTTTGACCAAGACTTCATTATTATTGAATTGTCGGCAATCACTTTCCCAGGTGAAAAAGACATCACCATTACGGATGATAAGAACCATAAAATCGGAATCAAACTGAACAAGGAAGATTTATCTTTTACTCCTGTTTCTGCCGATTTGGAATATCCGTTAAAAGTGGTCTTACCTTCAACTAAAATTGAATGGTATCTCAATTTTATTACTTTGAAAAAAGTGAAAGAAATTGATAAGGCTGTAAAGTCTTTATCTGCCGATGTTTTGACCCGCTTGCTCGTTTCTATTGCTCTTTCAACAGAGAAAATAGAGAAAAACAATCAACCGATTACGTCTGAAAACTTTTATGAACTAGTAAAGTTGCTTGACAGCCTTCCCCCGACAGATTTGAAAAAAATCATCGACTCATATAATGAGATGAGTGAAGCGTATGGTTATAAACTAACCAAAGACTATTACTGCACCGAATGCGGTAAGGGAGGGCAGATGGAGCTTGAACCGCTCAACTTTTTTCGGATTACAATATAACGCTTCAAAACTAGTTAGTCGCTACAAGGATTTATTGACGGAAGTTTTTAACCTTAGTTATTTGGGGCATTTAGGCGGTATTAACGATATTTTTGCTTTATCAGTAAACGATAGAATCATATTTTTAGATATTTTGAATAAGACGCTAAATGCAGAGAAAAATAGCCAAAACGCTATACAACAAATACGATAACAATAAATAGTAGTGAAGGACAGGGCTGACGAGCCTTTTTGAGATGCCTTAATCATTTCAAATTACTTCATTTATATTTTGACCGATTAAGGAGGGCAAAATGAATTATAAACATCTTACTGAAGAAGAAAGAAAACAATCAAAACAAAGAAGAAATCATAGATATTATGAAAATAATAAAAAAAAGATAATTATAGAAGTAAAAAAATATCGTAAAAAACATAAAGAAATTTTACAGAAGTACAGTAAAAATTATTATCAAACTCATAAAAAGGAAATAAATACTAATCATAAAAATTATCGTGAAAATCATAGAAAAGAAATGTCCAAATATATTGTAAATAGATTAAAAACAGACATAAATTTTAAACTTGCCCATAATTTACGAAATAGATTGAGAAAGGCTTTACATCGTAACCAAAAATCGGGTTCCGCAGTTGGAGATTTAGGTTGTTCTATTTCTGCCCTCAAAACATATTTAGAATCCAAGTTTCAAGAGGGAATGGCTTGGGAGAATTGGAGTAAAACAGGTTGGCATATAGACCATATTATACCTTTGGATTCATTCAATCTTCAAAATAGGGAAGAATTTCTAAAGGCTTGTCATTACACAAATCTTCAACCACTTTGGGCTGAAGAGAATATTACTAAAGGAAACAATTTATTATAATAAATAATATTGAAAAGGATTTTCTCTTTCACTTTCAATAAGGATTTCACAATATGGCAGAAGTTAATTTAAAAGACCTCGAAGCAATTCAAACCTCTCTGAAAAGCATTTCAAGCAAGACAACTTTTGATGAAGTCAAAAAATCCATTGTTAATCTTGCTGATTCCTTAAAAGACAGTTTGGAAGAATTTCAAAAGAATGAAGCCAAAGCCCGACAGAGAAGAACCCAACTGAATGCAACCCATTTACAAGAAGAATTGAAAAAAAGACTTGACCTTAATAAAAAAATAATGACTTGGGAAGCAAAACAGTTTGACGAAAGATTTGAATTGAACAAGCGTTATCATACAAGAGTAGTCAATGAACTGAAGAAGCAACATAAGGAAAGAGAGTTTCTTGAAAAAAGGATGTTCTTGCGCCAAGCCGCAATGAATAAAGAATTTTACGGAAAGATAGATGAGAGTTTTAAAAAATTAAACGATAGGACTTCAAAACTTGCAGGAAAACTTGACTCTGTTTTTGGTACAGGATTTTTTACTTCTCTTCAAAAAATTTCAAGTTTAATTACAGGATTCACTAAAAATGCTTTGAAACTAACACTTGGGGGCTTACAATTTATACAAACAGCAAAACAAGGTGGGATAAAAAAAGCCTTTGCACAAACCAAAATAGGTAAAGGAATTCATACTGCTAAACGAACAGTAAGACGAGCCGCAAGCACTATTAGAAAGATTACAGGTGCAGGGGTTAGTGGAAGAATAGAAAGTAGAAAGGAAAAAGAAGAAGCAGAAAAATCCCAATCAGGTATAGCCAAAGGAATAGGAAAAACAGGAAAGACACAAGAAGCCGCACTTATAGGCCAAGTTAAATTTTTTGAATGGTTTAAAAAATTTGCAATATTTAAATGGCTTTGGGAAAAAGCAAATTTCGCCGCTGATAAATTATCCAAACTATTAGGCCTTGGTGGTGAAGGTGGGATTAAAGGTTTATTCAAAGCAGGATTAGGTAAATTTTTTAGTACGGGAATAGGAAAATTTATAGGCGGTACTTCAGGCGGTCTCTTACAAAAAACTCTCACATCAATAGTGGGCCTAGGCGGGGCCATCGGCGGCATCAAAGGAGCCATCAAAGGAATAAGCCAATTTGGAGCTGTATCAAAAAAATATGGTGGGGGTGCTGAAGGCGATGCTATGGGTGTCGCTTATACTGCCAAAAAAATATCAAGTGGAATTTTATCAGGATTGACGTTGGGGTTAGTTTCTCCAAAAAGCATGGATAAACTAATCAATGCTGGTAGTAGAATAACTGAAAAATTTGTGGATGCTTTATCTCCTAATCAAAAATTTTATGATAAACTCAGTCAAGCAAAAACAGGATTAAGTAAACGTTCAATAGATATAGGAAAGACATTGGATTCCATTATGGAAAAAACAGGGACAAAAGGCACGGGAGCCTCCCAAATGAAAGCAATTATGGCTGACAAGGAAAAATGGAACAAACTCAATAAAGAAGAACAAGAACTTGTTAGAAAAAAAGTAGAAGGTGCCAAAAAACTTCAACAAGTTGCCCAACTCCCTGCAAATAAACCTGTAGAAAAGAAGGCCGCACAAGGATTCCCTGGTATTAAAACACCAACAAAACTTGGAGACCTTTTTGGAAAAATTAGTAGGCAAACCAATCTTACTGTAGGTGAAGGTGGTGAAGAATACTTAGCGGTTTTGAATAAAGAGCAATATAACGATATAAAAGGCTTACTAGGTACAAATTTACAATCTTTCAATTTATCGCAAAAATTAAAACCAAAACCAAAAACATTTATGCAAAATTTAGTTGATAAATTTAAACTATCAAAAAAGAAAGAATCTCCATTAGAAGATAAACCAAAAGACCAACAAAATATGGCCCCTAGTGCGAATATTGATTTGAGTTCTTTCACCATTCCTAATATCAACACAAGTATTCAAAAATTACAACCAACATTTAAAACTAAATTACTTGGAATGTTAGGAGAATATAAAAAATTATCAGGAAAACAAGCTCCTGTTAATGAGGCTTATCGTGATACGGAATATCAAAAAAAATTATATGAAGCAGACATTGCCAAAAAAAGATTAAATCCTGCTCATAGAATGAAAACAAATAAACCAGGAACATCTCCTCATGAAAAAGGCATCGCTGCCGATTTGAATACTGCTGATTTGGATGCGATGGATTATAAGTATGGTTTAATAGATAAATATAAACTTAAAAGAGCATCAAGTTATTCTCGAATTGGTCCAGGTAAGAGACATGAAAGTTGGCATGTCCAAGCCGCAGAAGGTGCGGCATTTGATAAAGCACCTAAAGATTTCATGATGAAGGGTCATGCAGGAGAAGGGGCATTTGTTGCCAAGTCTAAAGAATTTACAACCGTATTCAAATATTTTGAAATGGGTAAGAAACTTGCGGAAGAGGCTTCAGGTGCGGTTAAAGATGTATCGATGGCATTTGCTAAGGATAAGCCAGGACAAGCATTGAAAAATATGCAAAAAGAACAAGGCATAGGAGAAGGTAAAGATTCAAAAATTGTTAAATTACTTTCCGATATCAAAACAGGAATTGAAAAAGGAGCAAAACCTTCTGAAGAAAAAGAGGCTTCAAAATCCTCACCATCTGTTCCACCGTCAACAAAAGGCGGCGAGGCCAACTATAAATCAAGAAGTGATGTCTTTCCATCTGATACGATGTTTACAAATATGTACGCTCTAGTTTCGCAATTCAGCGGAGGATATTAAAATGGCAGATAATTTTGTAGCCGCAGATGAAAGGAATATGACATATGCGGAAAGAGCAAATATCAGATTGGATTTTCATAGATGGATTCCGTCCAAAGAAAATCAAACACAAGAAGTAGAGGAAGATGTTTCTTCTCCTGCGGATGATATAGAGAGGTCATCTCAATCAACAAGCACTTGGTATCATTCTCTTTATGGATTTTTAAAAGACGAAGGTTTATCTTTAACACTCAATAATAAATTTGAAGTTGCTTTGAATTTAGTGGGTGGATTATTGGGGCAATTGGGTGAATTGACTGCGGGAGTTACTGCTCTTGGAAAAGCAATAACAGGTAATCAAACCCAAGGATATATTACAACAGGATTTGGAGAAAATGCAAGCATTATTTTGAATACACCTTTGTTTTGGCAAGGTACAGACCCTATAGAATTTTCAGTTTCATTATTTCAAATTGCAGATAAAGAAAATCAAATCATAGAAAATTATCAAAGGATTTTAGAAGTTCTATCTCCATCTACAGGCCAAGGGGCTATGACAGCCACTTTATCAGGAGAAGGGCCAGGAATTATATATGTGCATTATTTTCCTGAAGTTCAAAGTGGGACAGGAAACGCCGCCGCAGGACAAGGTAAAATTATATTCGGCCCGTGTCTTTGTAGAAGAGTAGATATGAGAATTGCGCCGCCATATTCATTTCAGTTTATGCCGATTGTAGGAGAATATACTTTCACTATGGTAACATCCAGAATACTTGACAGGTCTCAAATTCAATCACTTTTTAATAAACAGTTTCCATATCCAAAAACAGGAACCATAACATGAAATACACATATACTAAAACTACAAAAAATATTTTAGATTTTTTCGGTACGAAAATAAGATACACTTATTCTAAACTTGACGGACTCATCTACAAAGATGTAGCCAATAATACTTATTTTCAAACTGTGGATATGGAGTTAAAAATCGATAAAGGGACATATCGTGATTCTCAATTTTATACTATTACCGAAGAAACTAAATACCGTCCCGACCGCTTGGCTTATATTGCTTATGGGGATGAAACGCTTGCTTGGATAGTCTTGCGTTTCAATGACATCACAAATCCGTTTGAACTTGAAGTTGGTCGGATAATAGAGATACCATCTCTCACTAGAGTAAACAATACCCTCCAAGCAAAGAGACAAAAATTGCAATACCGTTAACATGAAAACAATAAATAATAGTGTAGGGACAAGGAGTAATTACCCATTCAGAATACCTCGTATATTCTGGATTACCTACACTATTTTAATAATTTTACGAGGGGGTTATTGAATGTCAATACAAAAATATTTTACTAAAGAAGAAAGAAGAATTGCACACAATAAAACTAATGAAAAATATCGTAGAAGTAAAGAAATAGTAGCAAGAAAAAAATTCAATACGGAAAATGAAAGAATAGCAGCAGGAATAGAATATCAAAAACAATATTATCAAAACCACAAGAAAGAAAAATTAAAAAAAGAAAAAGAATATCGTAAAAATCATAAAGAAGAAAGAAATTTATGGGCAAGAAAACATGATAATGAAAAATATGAAACGAATATTAAGTTTAAACTTGCTAAAATTTTACGAAGTAGAATGCGTTTGGCAATTCACAATAATCAAAGAGCAGGTTCAGCAGTTCGAGACCTTGGATGTTCTATTCCTGAATTAAAAATATATTTAGAGAATAAATTTCAAGAAGGAATGACTTGGGAAAATTGGAAACATAATGGTTGGCATATTGACCACGTTATTCCCTTGGATAACTTCAATCTTCAGAACAGGGAAGAGTTTCTAAAAGCATGTCATTACACTAATCTTCAACCTTTGTGGGCTGAAGAAAATTTAAGTAAACATAATAAGGTGATATAAATGCAAGGAATTGGGGATGCTCCAAAGATTACAATAAAAGGACATAAACAAGATATTAGTTTATCAAATTGGCACTTCGAAAATTTTCGTTATGTTGAAGATATCAACCTTGGATTCCCAACGATTGAGTTCGCTTTGAGAGATAATACATACAAACTTTTACGAGAAGGATTATTCGGAGATGAAGAACTGATTGTCGAGGAATTCGTAAGAGACCAATTTAAATTTGATAAAAAAAGTTTTACGATAAAGTCAATAGGGTCATTGGGTGAAGAACCAAAACCAATGGCAAGTCAAGTTGTCAAACTATTGGCAATCGACAAAAATTATGATTCTATTTTAAAAAATCAAAAATCTGTTTATTTTCTTTCTAGCGAAAAGAAGAAAATTTCTGATTTATTGAAGAAACTTTTGACACAAGTTGGTATTGTGGAAGCAGAAAATTTCAAACTAGTTATTGAAGAAACAGCACCTTTACTTGACCAAGGATTTCAAAATTTATTTATACCATACAGCAGAGACCCAATGAAGGTGATGAGAAAACTTTCCAATTACGCAATGACTCCTGATGGGACAGGAGCCTTTACGTTTTTCATCAATCGCAGAGGGTTAAATTTCGTTCCTGTTAGTAAGTTATTTGTGGATATCGTTAAAGATAAAACGCCATATTTAAGAATTTCAGATATTCGTCAAACTTACGGAATCAGTAGTGCTAAACTTTCCACTTTCAATGCATTTTCGAATTTCATTACAGGTCATGAAAAGAAAATCATGGGGTTCAACCTGTACGAAAAGGAATACAACTCGATATGGTATAAACCGAATGCAAAATACATCGAGCATTCAGAATATATAGATAAACCCGAAATCGTATCAAATGTCAAAACCATGCCATTACCCCAAGTTGCCAATAGTAATGCTATTCCTTTTTCGAAAGATTTCATTACAGGGAATATCAAAACATATTACACCCCTCTTGACAATCCAATGGCTCTGAAGGCATTTGGTGATAGATTGTATTATTCACAAATGTTCAACTATGTATTAGAACTAAATGTGGACTTGATACAAACCATGCCCGATTTTGCTATTGGGGAAATGGTTGATGTAGAATTTTTTGTTACTGATAAAGATTCATGGTCAGCCTTGAATGGTGGTTGGCTTTTAAAAAGTTTCGCATATACATATCCTGGCGATAATGTAACTTTGAAGTTGACAAGAATTGGGATTGGTACTCTTCCCGAACAGTACATAAAAGTGGGTGAATAAGATGTTTGATTTGGACAGCATTAAATCCTTAGAAGATACACAACGCAGTAATTTTTATCGTGCCCAAGTGATATCTTTGGACGACCCTTTAAATTTGAACAGAATACAAATTAATATTTTTGGCTTAACGGATGATATCCCAAGCGAAAGTTTGCCTTGGTGTGAATTGCAATTTACAGCAGGATTTTCAACTTACCCTATTCTTAATGACATTGTTTGGCTCTTTTTTGAAGGCGGTGATATTTTTCGTCCTGTATATTTAGGTACAATTTATGCGGGGCTTGATATCGATACGGATACAGGTTATGAGAAATTTTCTTTAGCAGCAGGAAGTATAACGGAATCCGCAACAGGGGTATTAGGTATAGGATACGATTTTAAAGGTATTGATGATAAAGACTCTTATCGTTCAGCCTTGCGAACTGTAAACAATGTTGAGGAAGATAAACACTTGACATTGAAAGATACAATTTCCCATTACGATGCCATTTCTTCAGGAAATACTTGGTGGAGAAAATTTTCAGGATTAGATTCTGTTAATACTGATGATATAGCACCAGGACAAACTTTATGGCTTTCAGGGGTTGACCCCACTTATGGTAAATGTCCCTTCAAAGAGAAAAAAGTTTATCCGTGGTATGAACTTCGAGAAACTAATCAAAATAGTTGGAAATCAATTTATGGTGGATGGAGATTTTTTACAGAGACAGACTTAATTAATGGTTTAGGTTCTTTCCCTGACAATATTCGCCGTACATATATGAAGCGTGTAAGAAATTGGGCAAATTGGACAGTTTGGAAATCACGAAAAGAAATATGGGTTCCTGAGTCGGGTCTTTATAAAAATGCAGTTCCTAAAAGTTGGAATTTTATTCCTATGTCTGTTACTCTTTATTCCGACCCTGAATTATTCAGCGTATCTTTTTCTAGAGATGCAATAAACACCGACCCCGAAACATTAGATGAGCGTCCTGGTGGGGATTTACATACTGAAGAAATGCAGGGATTTGTCAACATTAAACCGTTCCCATTAGGGACAATGAAAATAAAAAATCGCAAGTTTTATAAGCAATCTACATGGATGAGTTATGATGGAAAATCTGCAATAGAACTAGATGATAATGACAACTATGAACGATTAAGATTAGATTATAACTACAGCGAAGGCGGTCTTGAATTTTCCCGTGTCGGTTGGCATGGCTTGAATATATGGACAGAAGGTTCATTCATGATGAGAGCATGGGGCAGACAAGGAAATGGTAAAGGGGAAGGAATGTTTGTTGATAGTGCTATTGAATGTATTGACCATTCTCTTCTCATTAGTTCCAATAAAGCATTAATGCTTGGTGGAGATAGTTCAGCATCTTTGACATCTCTTGGCCCTGCGGGTGTCAGGTCAAAAATGAATGTAACTTCCATCACAGGTGGTGGTGGAGTAGTTATTCAAACAGAAGCAGGATTATCAACAAGAGAAGGAGTAAGTGATTTTAATAGAGGTATTTGGATGGGTTCACCTATTATTGGTGGTAATGGTCAAGCAGGTGGAGATGGTGGAATGAACGGGTGGATGCCTGTGTTATGTGATAAAGATAAAGGTGAAGCAGAAAAATATTTCAGAGCACTTAATAGTGTATTGCTTATGGTGAGAAAATTAGCGTCTATGTGTTATCAACAACCAATGGTTACAGACCAATATACAGCAGTTCCACTTGCCGTCCAACTGCGGACTTGGGCAATAGGAGCCATGCAAGTTGTTAAAGATATTAAAGAAGGTTCCCTTTCAGCAGTATCAGTTATGGCAGGAAGTGAAAAAATTAACATAGAGGGTGCCGTAAAAGGTAAATGATAAATATATTGGAGGGAAAATGTCAGAAATCACAATTATTTCTATAGATGCCTCAGAAATTGAGGGAGCATTTAATGCCGCCGCTCATACCCCACCTTTTGCGGGAGCAAATCAATTAAAAAATCAATTGGAAGCAGATATTTTAGAACTTTTAGAAGATAATGGGTTTACCCCCGTAGAGTAAAACATGGCAGAAAAAACACTACAAAACTATTACAACAATAATATTGTTGTTGATAAGGATATTAAGAAAATTTTTGCATTTTCTATGGGTGATTTACAGACCGTAACAAACTACAACTCTATAGTTCAATCCATAAGAAATATACTAAATACAAGAAAGGGTGAATTGATTGGACTAATCGAATACGGTTGTTCAGTTTACGAATTTTTGTTTGAACAAATGAGCGTGGCTAATATTGAAGGGTTACGGGCTATATTGATTTCTGAAATCCAACGATGGGAAAATCGGGTTAATATAGTAGATTTTCAATATGAAATGAACAATCCGATTGGAACTTTGAAATTGGATATGATTTTCAGCATTAAGGCTTTAGGAGCAAATCAACTATTTCGTGAAGAGTTTCTTTTGAGCAATTCGGCTGAAGCGAGGTAAAACATGGCTGATAGAATAAATGTATTGGCAGGAGATTTTGATACAATCCGTTCCGAACTGAATGCCAAATTATCCGTCCTTCCTGGTTGGAAAGACAATGTGGAAAGCGGAGTTGGTTCTAGTTTGGTTCGTATGTTTTCATATGTTGCAGATTTACTAAACTATCGTGTCAATGTTTTGGCAAATGAAAACTATTTAGATACAGCACAAATAAAAGAAAACATGATGAAGATTATCAAACTCTTGAACTATAAAGTAAAGAGAGCGGTTCCTTCTCATGGAGACCTTACCTTGTGGCTGAAAAATGTTTCGGCTAACAATATCGTTATCCCACAAGGAACACGGTTATCAACCGCCGATAATACTCTCTTTTATACGGTTTATGAAAATGAAATCATAGCAGGTGATAAAGAAATCAGCGTAAAGGCAGTTCAGGGAGTACAAAAAGAAATTAGTTATGTGTCAGATGGTTCGAAAAATCAAGAGTTTCTTTTGAACTCCGATAGCAAGAACTATTACATAGGTGGTGCAATTTGGCCCAATTCAGAATATGAATATTCAGGGCTGACGGTTTATGTCGATGACGTAGAATGGACGGAAATAGATTCGTTGGTCAATGCAACCGCTACCGATATGGATTATTATGCGGAACAATATTCTGATTATGCGGTTCGAATTGTTTTCGGAGATGGAGACTTAGGGAAAATCCCGCCATCGGGTTCTATCATCAAGTTTGTATTCAACTTGAATATTGGAAAATTCGGGAACATCAACGCAGGCTCCATTACTCGTGTTCTCGATACTATCAATGACACGGAAGCAAATCCTGTAACGGTTTACGTTACCCAATCACAATCATTCTTGAATGCAGGAGACCCTGAAGATATAGAATCAATTCGTTCCAATGCCCCAAAATATTACACGACAGGAGACCGTGCAATTACCAATGATGATATCACAGCACTAATCAATGCCAACTTTTCAAATATTCTTGATATTTATATTCTTTCAGAAGAAGATAAAAACCCGCCTAATTTCAAGGAGTTCAATCAAATCACTATTGGTTTGTTACTGCAAGATACAGATGGTGCCCCGCTTATCCCATCATCAAATGGGGAAAATTATCTTTCCTATTATGAATCTGTTGATGAGTTGATAAAGAAAAAGAGGTCAATTACCGTTCATCGCAAATACATCATTCCTGCTCCTGTAGAAATACTTTTCAAAGTAACCTATAAAAAATATGACGGCTATACAGATTCATCAACTAGAGCCGCTATTCAAGGAGCCATTGAACAATATCTTTTGAATTATGGTCGATTGGGGGCAACCGTGAAATATTCAGATATAGTGTATGCCATTGAATCGCTTAGCAGTATTGATTGGTGTTACCTTGAAATGAAAAGAAGCACGGATGCAAGTTATTCAAATCAAAATATCGTTTGTGGAGAAACAGAATTTCCCGTAAAAGCAACAGGAACATATCTAACACTCACAAGGTCGTAAAATATGGCAATAAAGTTCGTCAATCTTTTATCAAAATATCTTCCAGCACATTTCAAGATAGCCCCAAAAGATGTAGAAGTATATCTTGATGAACCCCTTGAACTTGTTCCTATTGAAAGAAACAAATATCTTGTAGGAACATTAAACCCCGATTCAACAGAAATCGAATACAATATGGGAGATAATACTTATCTTCTAAAAGATAAAGGGGTTGTAAAAATTGAAAACGAATATATCAAATACGACACAAATGACCTTGTAGAGCACAAACTTAAAAATCTTGAACGTGGATTTTTTGGAACAGAAGCAACAGCCCATTGTAATGAAGTATTATGGGGTGCTCTATTAGCAGAAGAAATAGATGCTTATACCACAACTGTAAATTTTACTTCAATTTCTGATGTGTCTGCAATTCCAAAACAAGGAAAGTTTGCACTATTTTCAGACAATAATGACCTTGAAGTTATTTCATACAGCGGCTATAATCAATGGCTGAATGGATATCAATTTACAAATGTAACAAGAGGGGATGATGGTACTACTGCCAATAATCACGGCAAAGGAGCATATCTTCAAGAATATTCCGATTTGTTAATCAGCGAAGTTGAAACCATAAAGTATGATAAAGGATTATGGTCTGCTACTCTTGCAACAGCCTTGACAGAAACATCAACCGAAGCCGTCATTGCTTCTAAGTTTGTTGCCGCCTTGGATTCAGCCATGTCAGCGGTTGATAAAATCGTTTATTTAAAAAATATAGTAGGTACAGTTCCGAAAAATGGATATATTTTAATTGATAATGAAATCATCCGTTATGGAAAATTCACAGCAGACCCGTTTATAGCAGATAGTGGATATCTCGAACAATGTATCAGAGGAAGTCAAAGTACCACAGGCGTTATTCATTTAATATCTGCTGTAGTTTATTATACTTTCCCGCAGAACGGAGAGTTTCTTGTTGATAATGAATATATCAGATACACGGCCTATGATAAAATCACAAGAACATTTTCAGGATTGCTCCGTGGACGATATGAAACAACTCCTGATACACATACTGTTGGTACTTCTTTAACCGAACGCCGCCATACGGAATTGGAACCTATGGGAGTATTTCGTATTGGAAATGAATATTTCAAATATTGGTATTTGGATAATGAATATTTTTATATTGACAAACGCCCCGCTCTTAATGCCAAAACATATTATCACACTACAGGAGCAAATGTTACTTCAATTATCGAGGCACACTATGAAGGAGAAGTTATAACCACATACCATTTTGATGATGAGAATTCATATTTGGTGGATTTTATTCATACAGTTGCAGAACATTTGGACTTGGCAATCAATACAAAAATTGACTCTTTTGAAAATTTCTCCGATGTGGATACTGTTGATGCAAATTATCTAAAATATATCGTCAAGGAGTTGGGTGAAAATTTAGAGGATTATCAAAACCTACCATTCTTTACAGGGGCCAATAGCGATTATCGCACTCGTTTATTTACAAAGGAATTGGTCAATATATACAAAGAAAAAGGATTGCTTGTGGCTCTGAAGTTATGGCACACAATCATTTCAGAACCTTTGACTTCATATCAGGATTTGTGGACATTCAACTATTGCAGTTTTTATTCATTACCTTTCTTGGTTTTACTGCTTTACGAACCATTGAGAACATTTTATCCAAGCAATGAAAATTTCTTTCGTCCTCAAATTTCAAAAGCCTTGCAGGAAGAATTGGCTGAGTTTTATGAAGATGAAAAAATAAAGGATGTGGCAACGACTCTTTCTTATGCTGTTCCTGATTTGAAACTTCTTGTTCATGAATGGAACTATTTTCGTAGAACAGATGATGATTTAAAAAGTTCGGGCGGCGGCAGTTTTGATGATAAATTAGTTCCTTGTGATTCTGCAAATGACCTCGGAATCAATTTTGACCAAACAAACGTGGAACTTCAGGTGCGGGATACTTCAACCACACTTCCACTTCCTTTTTATGTAGAAGATTACGATGTAGATTTATTCAAATTTGAAGAAGAACTAGATGCAACGAAAGATGAAATGCCGACATCTTCAACAGTATGTGAGCCTACAAAAACTGATGAAGGACTTATTTCAGATTATTCTTTTGAATGGATTAGGGATATTTATGGTGAAGATATTTTTGATTATTGCACTCTATCTGACAGACTTGAACCTATCCGTACTGATTTGAATGTTCTTCGGGATTTGACTAGTGATATCAGTAATGCTTCTTTGGAACTAGACCATAATATCGGAGCGGATGATACCGAAATAATTGTAAAGGTCATCGATGGTAAACTTTATGACCCTGCTGACCATATTATTACGAACACTAATCCCAACATTGTTCCAAAAGGATTTGTTAAATTCGGAAATGAAATCATTTCATATACAGGCGTTGAATTTTACGACCATCACGAAGGAACGTTTACGGATAAGAGATACAAACTCACGGGATGCACAAGAGGAGTAAACAGCACAACCGCATCTGCTTATCAGGTTAATATTTATGAAGGAAACGAAAGATTATTAGCAGGAAATTATATTGAAGTGGTTTATGACCCGCACGTACTTTATTGTTCAGTAGATATTATTGATAATATTTTAACTCATGTCAATCATGGATTAGTAACAAATGATATTATTTTATTTGACCCATCTGTTAGCGGCGGCGGGATTATTGGTACAAAAACAACAGATGCCATTCCGTCTTATTATTATGTTTATAAAATCAATGCAGATTCATTTAAGATTTCTTTGACACCAATCACAGGAACTTTAACCCCTGTTGATATTACATCCAATACCCCTGTTACCTGTCATAAAATTTATTTTAGACTGTTGTTGACAAGAGACCCTAAAGGATATGGAATTTCAGTAGGTGATTATCTGCAATTGGTACAAACAGGATACAATTATCAGCATCTCATCACAGCAGTTATTAGTGAATATAATTATTGCACATTAGAACATACTTATGGAATCGATTTTGTAACAGGCGTATTACCTATCCCAACGGTAAAAACATTGGGTGCGGCAGGACTACCTTCTCTAGCCCCAATCACAACCTTCGATTGTAGAATCGATGAAGATAATTTTACTATAAATTATATCGATTCTGATGGCAATACCATCGTACATGGATTATCAGATGCGGACGTAATCTATTTCCTAGCAAGCGTGGGAAATATTGATGCATATACTAATTATTATGTGAAGGTTCCCGCTCCTGATTATTTTGAAATAACAGCATCGATGACCCCGTGGGGAGTTGCTGTTACTTCCACAGCTTCTAACACTTTTAGCAGCGGGGCAACAGCACACGGATTAAATGATGGAGACTTGATAGTTTTTTCAGGAACAGGTGGAAATATTGACTCAGGTAAACACTATCTCGTAGGTAATGTTACGACTTACACTTTTAAAATCAGGGATATTCTAACAGGAGAATTGATTACACTAAATCCACTAGAAGCCAATACGATTTCATATTCATCTTTGGCTTTGACAAATATCAATAATCCATTAAACACATATATGATTTCAGGAACAAGAGTGATTTCAACAGAAGAAGGATATCAGCATCGGTATTCCTTGATTCAACATCTTTTGTGGAGATTGGATAATGAAGTGAATGGTAATGATTTATCTTTGGTTTATGGGTTCACTACTTCAGAATTAAAAACCAAGAAATTGAATTCTTACACAGGAGTTCGTGATGGCATTATTTGGCCCACACCACATTTCAAATATGGATTTGAAATATCGACAGCAGATATTGGTAATTTCCCGCCTGATGAAGTTGTTGAATTAGTGTTAAGAAAACTTAAACAATATAAACCAAAACACACAGTTGCCGATTTGACAGTTGATTATCCGTTGGGTGGAAACCAACTTGCAATGACCCCAATGATGGAAAATTTTGAAACAGAAAATCTTATGAGTGATGCTTATAGGACTTTCAATGGCACCACCGATAATATAACGAATACTATAACGGCATACAATCACGACCTTCGTGAAGCCGAATCAATTTATATCGAAGGTGGGGATGGAGTTGGGTTAACTTTTGGAACCATTTATTATGTGAAATATGTAGATGCCAACTCATTTCAAGTTTCGACATCGACAAGTGGAACACCACCCGATGTTATTTCTGGACCTGCCGTAACTTTAACGGGGGTAACAACGGTGGTAATCACCCAAGCTCCTGTAGCAGAATATCGCATTGAACTTGACCATGATGTAACAGATAGTGTCATTGACAAGACTTACGATTTACCAATAATCACTTTAGATGAAGTGGTAGATTATGGAAGTACCGCAGATTTCTTTTATATATGGAAAGACGGAACCTCTGAACAAACAACTTTCTATTATTCCCCTTTCGTGGCATATCCGTATGGGTTAAAAACTGATGTGTACAGGAATAGAAAGAGATTTTTGAGTTATGTTGACTAAATAATATGGAGATATAAATATGGCAACGGTAAATAGCATACAAGTGGCTGTTACTACTGAAGGGTTAGAAAGTATAGCGGCAATGATAGCGGAAGGAACAGTTTTTACAATTGCAACTTTTCGTCTATCAAATTTAGGAAATGAAAGTTATTTTGAAGCACAAAAAAGTTATACAGGCCTTGACCCTGATGCATTTTATATGCCATATACAGCGGATGATTATGACATAAATGACGATGACCCCGCTATTGACGCACAACTTTATGCGGCAGGATTAGCCGATTCTGATGGTTATGTAACGGTCAATTCAATCAGTTTGGCTGACCATATTACAGTTGAGATAGATTGTTATATTCCACCTGCGGTCGGAACTGCTTTCACTTCTAACGAAATCATGATTTATACGGGTTCAGGAACATTGGCAGACCCTTATAAATCTTTTATATGGGGAATTTTTCCTGAGATTACAAAACAGGAAAAATACGGAATCAATTTCAAAGTATTATTACAACTGTGATTCTTAAAAACAATAAATAATAGTATGAGAATAATTAATGGTAAAAATAATCCTATGTTTGGAAAATCTCTTCATGATGTTTGGTCTGAAAAATATGGAAAAGAAATCGCTGATAAAAAATTACAAGAAATGAAATTAAAAATGTCTATTGTTCATTTAGGAAGTAAAAGAAATCAAATAGTAAAACAAAAAATGAGTAAAAAAAGAAAAGAATATTTACAAACACATCCTGAAGAAATTGAAAAAATGAGAGAAAGAAGAACAGGAAAAAATAATCCTATGTTTGGAAAACCATCTTGGAATAAAGGAAAACATCTTTCAAAAGAACATATAAAAAAATTATCAAAACCAAAAACGAAAGAACATAAAGAAAAATTATCATTATCAGCAATTGTGAGATTTACAAACAAAGAAAATCATCCTTGTTTTGGTAAACATCTAACGGAAGAAACTAAAATAAAACAATCACAAGCAAAAAATGGCAAAATACCATTTACTAAAAAAATTGTATATAATAATATAATATTTCGTTCTAATTGGGAAGCAAAATATGCTAAATTTTTAGATAAAAATAAAATACCTTATGAATATGAACCCAATACATTCAATGTGGAAATATTTTGGAAAGGTAATATAGTTACCCGACAATATACCCCTGATTTTTATTTATTAAATACTCATAAATATAAAGAGATAAAAGGATTATGGAGAAATGAAGGGTTAAGTAAATTAAAATTTGAAGCCTTCAAAAAACAATATCCTAATTGGGACATCACATTAATAAACAATACCCATTTTTTTAATTCTTTTTTACGGGATAGATAACATGGTAAATTATTCCCTTGATGGTACACAAGTAGTAAATTATCATTATAAAAATAGACTTATTTCAAGTACGTCTAATAAACTTCTTTTTAATATATTTAATAAGGGTGTAATTCCTGAAAGTGGAACACCCACAATAGTTGATATAAATGGTGATGTTAGCATCCAAGGAATACAAATAAAAATTCCATCAGGATTCTCATTCTTCATTTCTCCAAACAATAGATATAAAACAGGAGTCATTCAAGACGATTTTAATTCTCTTTCTACATTAGAACAAGCCATTCTCGAAAGACAGATTTTAAAATGTGATATTGTGAAAGATTTTTTTGTAACTCCAAAAAATTTTACGGGAACAACTGATGTTATAAATAAAAGAATTGTAGCCGCTGACCACGGATTTAATGCAGGTGATATTATTTTTATCAAAGGTGGAGAATCCGCAGGTTTAACTTATGGAACCCGATATCGAGTATTGGCAGGAGTAACTGAATACGATTTTCAAATTTCGGAATTTCATGACGACCCCGCCGATGATGAAGTTTTTGAATTTACTACAAATGTCGAAATAACTGTTATTCAAGCATTTGGTGGTTGGTTGGTTGCGGAATATAACTATTTGGAATTTGCGGATTTACCTGTAGAATTTAGTGTTCTTACAGAAGCCATCAAACCATCAGATAATAAAGTGGTTTTGGGAGAAATAGCAGGAGACCCAATTAACGGATATATTCAAACTATTTCCACTATTCAACAGGATATTACACAACTAAGTTCAAATATTTTTTATGAAATGAATGTTGATAGGGTTGATGGATACCATGCAGGAAATGAATCAGGATATATTCCTATATCAAATAGCGGAGTGTGTTATGGTTTAAATGCCGAAATGATAAATGGATATTCAGGATATGAAGCCGCAGAAAAATGGACACAAAATTTAGGTTTAAATGCGGAATACATAGCCGATGAATTTGGTCGATATTATCAACCAGGAAATACTTCTGTAAAAATTCCATTAAGTAATACATTGATGAATCGGGATTTGAATGCTGAATTTGTTGGTGGGTCAGGATATACAACATTAGAAAGTGCAAAACACACACATTCTCTTGACAATATCACAGACGGCCCAACATTTAAAAAACCACTCAATGTCAATATCAATCAACACTTGACGCATGACTCATTCAAAAATAGAGCAATCACAAAAGATAAAATACATAATGAATGTTTCTTTGCTCGTAATGATGACCTTGGTGGAAAACCAATGATAGTTACGGGACAGGAAACATTGACGGCAAACTATTCACATATTTCATTTGACCCTGAACATCAATTTGATGCTTCGTTCACAGAACCGCCTGATATCATGTTACAGATTATTGACACAGCGGGAGATTTTGGAGCTTGGAGTCATATTAAAGTCAAAGCGGCTGATATCACACCATCTCATTTTACTGTTGAATATACAGGATATTCGGGTCTTGATGCGGGTCAATATTCAGGAGTTAGTTTATCAAGTTTGACAATACAATATGTTGCATTTGGATATGGGGCATAGAAAATGAAAACACTAAATGATGGGACACAAGTTTTGAACATTCATTATCGCCAAGAATTAGCCCCTGACGTTCTCAATAAAATATTTTATAAAGTATTTACCGCAGGGGTAATTGAAGGAACCTTTGAGTTTGGTTTAGATTCCGTTACAATTTCTTCTGTAAGTTTTTTGATTGCTCCGCAAAATCAATCAGATTTATTAGTTCGTATCGATACAACAGAACCAATAACCATAAAAAATACTTCTCCGACAAATGTTTATTTGACAGCACGATATCGTTGGGAAAATGAAAACACAGGCGCAGAATTTTTATTTGCTGATGATTCAACAATTGTGGAAACAGACGTGATTCTTGTTGGCTTGGTTCTTGATGAAGATGGAAAAATATCTTCGCTTGATTATGACGTACAGGAACGAGCAAAATTGAAACTTATTCAGACTAATACAGCATTCCCGCTGATTTCTAAATTGGATGGTTATGGTGTTGGGCATGATTATGGACAGATTCCTGTTTCCGATGGAATATTAAACTCCTCTCTCAATGCTCAATATTTCAATGGAAAAGAAGTAACAAAGTTTGCAGTCTCAAAACAACTTCCACAAATTGTAACAGGTGGGGATATTGCTACTATTATTGAACCTACTCTTCCTGAATGGATGGATGGTGTAGCGGTCGGAAAAGGAGAAGGCGTTACTGCTGAGTTTGTAATGGATAAAAAAGTTCAACCACAAGACGGAACAACAAAACCAGGAACGCAAAACCAAATTCCTGTAGCCAATACCGTTTTACAAAAAGATTTGAATATTGAATTTTTAGGTGGGCATCTTCATACAGAGTTTGCAAAAACAACACATTCACATTCTTTGGATGAAATTTTTGACAATGGCAACCCTTCAGCACCTAATTATATTCGGATACTTGCCGTCAAAAACAATCTAGCCACGGGCGATTCAATCGAAGAAGATGATATCGAATATACCAATGTCGATATGATTGCTTATGACCCAACAATTTCTAACAGATTTCAACCCGTGTATGAAACAGGAGATTTTGATTTAGCAGGGGCGGTAGAAGGAACTGTTACATTTCAAAGACCAATGAAAAACGCTCGTATCATTTTACAGAGGGCACCAAAATCAATAGAAACGGTTGTTGCGGGGGCAGAAAAAAGAACAGCACGAATTACCGAAATTACAAATGCGGGGTTCAAGGCAAAACAGATGGGTAGTATAATAAAATCAGGAGCCACTTATATAAGAACAGATGCTTCAGATGCGGCGGCTAATCAATATTATTGGTTTGCGATTGGGGAGAAGGTATAAAATGTGGGGATTTATTTACGCTTATACCATAAAAAATAAAAAATATATTGGTCAGGCTATTAATTTAAAAGATAGAATGAAAAAACATTTTAAAGAAACAGCAAATCCTTATTTCCATAATTCTTTACGAAAATATTTTAAACCTGGCGATTTTCGTATTTTGGAAGCACATTATGATACTCCTGAAAAACTTAAAATTTTATTAGATAATAGAGAAATTTTTTGGATTGATAAATTAAATACTTATGACCCTAAACAAAAAACAGGTTGGAATTTGACGAAAGGTGGTAATGGACAGTTAGGATGGGTGCCTAATGAAAAAACAAGAAAAAAAATGTCAGATATTAAAATAGGTAAACCCACATGGAGTAAGGGCCAAAAATTTACCACAAAACACAAAGAAAATATTTCAAAAAATCATGCAAATGTTGCTAATGAAAATAATCCACGGGCGAAATCAGTTATATTAATCTCTCCAAATAATGAAAAATATCAATTAGAATGTTATGCTCCTTTTTGTAAAAAAAATAAATTAAGTCCAGCGTCTATTTGTTTTGTTCTTCAGGGAAAACAAAAACATCATAAAGGATGGACAGGGAATTATATAAATGCAAGGTAAAATAGGAACTGCGGGGCAAATTATTAATTTTAATTATGTCCACGAATTTATTGCACAAAATTTGAATAAGATTCTTTATTCAACTTTCACACCAGGCGTTTTAAAATTAGTTTTATCTGATTTTTCAGTAATCACAACAAAAGTTGAAATTCTTGAATTTTCAGGATTAATTAGACCATACAATAAAAACTTCATTGTAAAAGTAGATACAATGAACACTATAACGGTATTAACAGATTCTACAAAACCATATTTAGTAGCTCGTATGGATTGGATAACGCCGCCTGATGGATATGATTATGAAACGGCAACTTATGGAGTATCAGGATATTCTGGATATTTTGAAGATACTGCAATATCTTGTGAATCATTTGACCCTGTTGGAGATAAAATAATTTCAACAGACCATAAACTTGTGATAGGAGATGTGATTCGTTTTAGTGCAACGGTCGGCGGGGTTACAAAAGATGTAGATTATTATGTAGTCAATACCGATTCAAACTCATTTCAAATTTCTACGACAGCAGGTGGGACTGTTCTTGATATCATTAGCACTTTGTCAATTACCAATACATATCGAAAAATGAATTCTCATATTGTGAGATTTGATATGGTTGCTGAAAATGACATCAATCCCGATTATGATGTCATTTTAGTGAAATTGGATTTCGGCCCTGGTGGAGCGAAAGTGGTACTTAATTATGCGGAACAAACCCAAGTTTATTTGAATGATTATTGCATAAATTATAATTTAGTTCAGCGGTCGGGAGTTCGAACTTTAGAAGGAACCAATACAGACTATATTGGCATTTTAGGATTTAGTGGGACATCAGGAATATATGATTCAACAGATGAAACAATCGAACGTCATGTGGGCCACGCTTCAGGGCACATTCCTTGGAGTGAAGTATCGGGTTATACACCTGTAATGAATTATGGCCTCAATGCTCAATATGTAAATGGAATAACAGTAAGTAATGCGGATAATAGTATCGGATTAAAAAATAATATTTTGTCAAAAAATATGGTCGCCGCTAGATTATTTTTAAATGGATTCGAATATGCAATAGGACAATCAGGAGTAACAACCTATTCGGGATTTTCAGGCTATACAGGAATTTCGGGATGGAGTGGCGTTTCGGGATATTCGGCTTATTCAGGATATTTGCCCCTCAACAATGCCGTGTTGCAGACTTCATTGAATGCGGAATATTTCGGGGGATATAAAATTTCAGACTTTACTCCCGCAGGGCATACCCATAATCTTGATGAAATTGCCGATGGAGTATCATATATAAGAATGAGAGGAGTAGATGTTGACGGTTTGGTAACAACCGATGGTCTGACTGATGGGGCATTGGAATATCGGCATCAAAGTATTTCCGTTCCATTTCGCTATGATGGAGCAACAGAAAAGAAAATGTTCGCATTGGCAGGAGAAATAATGAAGAATGGTTCGACAACAGTAGCATTTAGAAAAACTTTCACTTCAGCTCCACGAGTGTTTATTCTAAATAATGAAAGTGATGAATGGAAAGCTGTAGATGAGGTATCAATAACTACGACAGGATTTGTAATTCATCACCATGAAAATACTTCAGGTACTTCATTAGTAGCAGACACAACACTTTTTAGAACTCATTGGATTGCGATTGGAGAGTTGTCTTAAATGAAAATAATAAATAGTAGTGTAGGGACAGGGAGTCATGACCCTTTCAAGATGTCCACTCATCCTGAATTACCTACACTATATTTTGACCAAGTGGAGGGGCAAATGGATAATCAAAACGGAACGATTTATATAGCCACCAATCTAATCAATAGAAAGCAATATGTGGGGCAAACTATTAGAACTTTGAAAGAAAGAATAAACTGTCATAAATCTTCTCTTTCTTATTGTTTTGGAAATGCTATCAAAAAATACGGAATTCAAAATTTTAAATGGGTTCCTATTGAATATCCTATTGAAGAATTAGATAAAATGGAGTGTTTTTGGATTCAAACACTAAACACCATTAGGCCTAATGGATATAATTTACAATATGGTGGACAAAAATCTCATTCTTATTCAGAAGAATTAAAAAGAAAAATGAGAGAAAATCATACAGATTATTCAGGAAAAAATCACCCTCGTTTTGGTTTACATTGGGATGAAGAACACAAACAAAATCAAAGTAAAAAATTAAAAGGTAGGTTTATAGGTGAAAAAAATCCTAATTTTGGCAATAAATGGACACAAGAACAAAAAGATGCATTGAGTAAGAAAAAGAAAGAAATGCATCAAAATAAGATACAAAGAATAAATAATATAGAGGAGTAAGATAAAATGGCAAAATATAAATCAGTTGCGGGTTATACAGGAACAAATTATGACCAAAGTGTTATCTGGTCATATAAAACGGACATAGATAGAAATGTTCTTGCAAGATGGTTTGTTAATATTTACGAACAAGGGGTATTAAAATACACTCCATCGGCTACAGGCCAAGTGGGGCCGACTATTGCGGCAGGAACATCTTTCTTGATTAAACAAAAAGATGCAACAAGTCCAAATGAAAAAATAGCCAAAGTCGATATGATTTATGACTATACTCTTCCTGTTTATGGTGATGCTGCGGGGTATGCTTTAATTGCTATGTGGGAAAACGCCGCAGACGAATATCGAGGCGTTGAATTTTATTTAAAAACCCCTGCTGAAATGGTATTAATAGTTGCCGCAGGATACAATTATGTTCAGTTCGGAACAGTAGAAATAGATTCAACGGCAGGGGCACCGACCCCAGGTTGGGTGGTTTCAAACACTACAGTTGGAATGACCCAAGCAGGTATGTCATCAGGATTGTTAGGTTATTCAGGATATAGCGGTATAGGTTTATCGGGATTCTCAGGTTATTCAGGAGACCCTGCCGCCAATTCAGGATTCTCAGGCTGGTCAGGAACATCGGGAGAAAAAGGTGATATCGGTCCAGGCGGTGGAGATTCAGGATTTTCAGGATGGTCGGGTGTATCAGGATATAGTAGTACAGTCCCAGGAAGTCAGGGAACTTCAGGATATTCAGGAAGGTCTGGCTTTTCAGGACTCACAGGTTCAGAATGTATTCTATTGACTTGTTCAGACGAAACTACTCCTTTGACGACAGGGACAAAAATAACATTCAGAATGCCTTATGCTATGAGTTTCTTATATGGTAGAGTCAAAGCAAGTTTAACAACTGCAAGTAGTGTAGGTATTACTGATATCGATGTCCGTAAGGCAGGACTGACTATTTTATCAGCGTCAATATCTATGGGGCCAACCGAAGAAGTAAAAACAGGTGCAGGATTTTCTACAACTTCTTTAGTTGAAAATGATAAAATAACTGTTTATTTATCTTCAGTAGGAACAGGGGCAACGGGACTTAAAGTTTATTTGATTGGAAACAAGGCATAAAAATGGAGATTGAAATATGATTGGATTTGTTGACCCTTATCAATTTACTAATGTTCCTGTAGGAGTTATTATTCCTTGGGCATCGGGAGCGCATATACCGCCTACGGGTTGGACTTTCTTTACTGCTCCAAATCCAGGTGTTGGTGGATTTAGCGGATGTTACATAAGAGCCGCAGGGGGAACAGTAGGTGTAAATACAACGGGAATTGGAGGCACTCCTGCGGGGCATGTAAGATTTGATTCACAACCTGATGGGACACATCTTGGTACAGGCGGGGCAGCAAACCAAGCAGAAGCATATACGCAAGATGTACAATGCCCTGCCCATAATCCTTCTTGGAGATTAGAAGGCGGCGAAGAATCTGGAAATCATACACATACTTTAGATGCAACACCTGTAATGGGATATACACAATTTCAATTTATTAGGGCTTCAGTACAAGTTGAAAAATTTCCGATAAACGGTGTTCTCCTAAACACTACACACTCTGCAAGTTCTCTTCAATCAATTTATACTCAAATAGCAAGTACAGGAAAATATCTTCGAGCTGCCGATAGATATTCTTCCGCAGAAACTTCATGTCCGACAACAATGGACAATACTCTTGATAATGGAAAACACAGACATTATTGGTGGCCAGCATATTGGGCTTTAGGCCCAGGTGGGACAAATAGCCAAAATATTTTTTATAGTTCTGTTGGGCCAAATTGGGACGGATGGACAGGATATCATTTGCATACAATCAACTCAGTTAGTTTAGTAGATAATATTAAAAAAATATATACAACTGCATGGACAAATCAAACAACAGAATTTACAGGATTCAGAGGAATGCTTGCATTTTGGGATGGAATAACACCTGCAACTTGTCCTGATGGATGGTCTCTCTGCGATGGTTCTAATGGAACAATTGATATGAGGGAATATTTTATTATGATGGGTGGTATAACAGAAACAACGCCTTTGGGATTCAAAACAGGAACTAACCAAATTAATGTTGTACCCGCATCGGGAAATATGTTAGCGACTCAAAACTTTACCAATCTTCCTGGTGGTCAGGGTCATAGGCATACTGAAAATGAATATGTAGATATTAGTGGTGGTTATAGATTAACAAGTGCATGGCATATGCCTTTTGATGTGAACCATTGGCACGGTTCAACACAAGGACTTAGCCTATCATATTATCCACAATATTATGGACTTTATGTTATTCAAAAATTATAAAATGAAAAAGAAATATTTTACAGAAGAAGAAAAAATAATTGCTAAAAAAGAATATCAAAAGAAGTATAAAAAAACGCATAAAGAAGAAAGAAAAAAATATGATAAAAAGTATTGTCAAAATCACAAAGAAAATATAGCCATAAAGAAGAAAGAATATTATGAAAACCATAAAGAAAAAACAAATATATATCAAAAAGAATATAGAAATAATAGATTAAAAAAAGATATTAATTTTAGAATGATTTGCTATTTACGAAGTAGAATGTATTGGTCAATTAGAGGAAACTATAAATCAGGCTCCGCAGTCAGAGACCTCGGTTGTCCTATTTCTGAATTTAAGACCTATATAGAATCAAAGTTCCAAGACGGAATGACTTGGGAAAATTGGAGTAAAACGGGTTGGCATATAGACCATATTATACCTTTAGATTCTTTCAATCTTCAGAATAGGGAAGAATTTCTAAAAGCCTGTCATTATACAAATCTTCAACCTATGTGGGCTGAAGAGAATTTGAGAAAAGGGGGTAAAGTATGCCGAACATAAATGCCCGTGAAATCATGGGGCTAGGAGCCGTATCAGGAATATCAGGATACAGCGGAAAAGTTGGAACATCAGGATATTCAGGAATTTCAGGAATATCAGGATGGAGTGGGGAAAATCCTGGTGCATCGGGACTTTCAGGATATAGTGCATGGTCAGGATTTTCAGGAATAAGTGCATGGTCAGGATTTTCAGGAATAAGTGCATGGTCAGGATTTTCAGGAGCAACAGGGGCATCAGGTTTTTCAGGAGTAGCAAGCGCAGCAACTTCAGGATGGTCTGGACCAAGTGGATTTTCAGGTTACTCAGGTAAAAGTGGATTCAGCGGCTACTCAGGTGTCTCAGGATTTTCAGGAGCAGGTACAAGTGGATTTTCTGCATGGAGTGGATATAGTGGATATAGTGGGTATAGTGGTAAAAGTGGGTATAGTGGCCCTTCAGGATATTCAGGCCCAAGCGGATATTCAAGTATAAGTGGATACAGCGGCCCTTCAGGATTTTCAGGATATAGTGCCGCCAACCTTGGATATTATTCAGCAACTTTTGATGCCTCTGCTTCTTGGTCAGATGCAACAACTTATTACAGAGTTGATTTTACTCACAATCTTAATTCACAAAAACTTCTCGTTCAAGTTTGGGATGAAACTATTTCACCAGGAAATTCGGGATATGACCCTGTTCCTGTAGCACCATATTATGAAACACAAACAATTCCTAAACCGTTCCAACTTGTAAAAAGAGGAGCAAATGTTCTCAGATTGCAAGTAAACCAAACACCAGGAGTTGATGGACGTTTTGCAGGTAGAATTGTTATTGTAAGTGTACCGTAATTTTTCGATAAGGATAAATAATTTAGATGGGCTTACAAGCAGGAGAGATACTTCTAAACAATAATCAATCAGCATATGCTGACCTGCTAACCTTCTACACTTTAACTTTCAAAGGTGCGAAAATAGCATACACCATAATTCGAGGCGACCTAGTTGAACAAGGCGATATTTATTTATCATACAATCGATTTGCTGATACTGCACAAATAACAACAGAAGCAAATTTTGACGATACAGGTGTTCAATTTTGCGCTTCAGTTAATGAAGGGTATATTCGTCTTTTGTACACATCGACAAATACGGGAATAACTCCCATTTTCAAACATAACATAACATTCTTTCCACTATAATGAGCAAGAGAATATTTCAAAACTGCGGTAAGGTTTTTACAATAGAAGATAGTGGTCTAATTACCGCAGGAGATACTTCTCAATATGACACATTAGTAACAAGCGATAATGATATTCCAAATAAAGCATATGTAGATTCTCATGGTGCTGGTGCATCAGGATGGTCAGGATATTCTGGACCAAGTGGTTATTCTGGACCAAGTGGGTATTCAGGTATATCAGGATTTTCAAGTCAAAGTGGCTATTCAGGAGTCAGCGGATTTACAGGTTATTCAGGAGTTAGTGGTTATTCAGGATATTCAGGAGTAAGTGGATAT